AAGTGTAACTAGCTAAAAGGGGCTTAATGCCCCTTTTTGCAATCTCTTTCGTAAGTACCCTTGTAATCAGGCCAACCGTATTCCCCGTTGGATTCTTTAAACGTATCCACCATATCGCAATAATAAGCTAACTCAGCTTCAAAATCCCTTTCTGTTTCCATGCTAAATAAGACTGTCATGCACATAATAAGAGCCATAGCTATAATAAGAACTCTATTAGGGTGCTTGTCGCCGCTTCTGCGATTGTAACAATGAGCCATAATTTCACCTAAGTAGTGTGGTTAATTTTAATACAAGTATATAGGTTAATTTTACACTTTAAAAGGTTGTGCAAACAGCACATGCAGCGCGTTTTAACCTAAAGTATAGCACTTATACGGGCTACGCTGTAAAAAGCGCACAGCGTAGCGTACAATTAGCGCTACGCGGTTTCAGCACGCTGTAAAATGCTTGGTTTGCTTGGGCGCTTGAAAAATGCGTGCGTATCGTCGTCCTTAGCGTGTTCAAATGTAGCTGTGAACTCAACGGTATCACCTTTTTCTGCATCGTAGATTTTTGTTGGCAGCGTACCCCATACAGTTGATTTATTTTCAAGTTCAACAAGCATTTTGGTTGTTATTCCGCTGTCGTAATAGCTAAACGACTGACCGTGTACGTCTTTTGTCATTATTAGTGTACCCTTAACTGTAACACGTCCTTCCGGTGCTGTACCCTTAAGCTCTTTAAGCTTGGCAAGTTCAGCTTCCCTAGCGGCTTTACGTGCAGCGGCCCGTTCTTGCTCGTAAGTGTGGATTAGGTCAGAAAGCGACTTCTGGTTGGTTTTAATGTAGGCGTAACGGCTTTCACCATCGTCCCAAATCCGACCACGTTCAACAACACCATAGTCGCCAATGCAAGCGCTAAGTTCTTCAATTTCTTTAGTGGTAGATTTAAGACGCACACTATACGCAAATCTACGGGAATTAGCAGTACGAACACGCCCTGTCATTAGCTCAAGTTGCTCGTAGAACTCTTCGCTGAATGGTAAATATGCACCACCTTGGTAAGTTGTGTCTTCCCAAAAGTAACCATCGCAAGGTGCGTGAAGCCTGCCGTAGCAATCAATTGTAGGCTCTTTACCGTTGTTAGCGGTTGCAGCTTTCTCAGCTACTCGAGCGCGTAGCTTTGCGTAGTTTTCGTTCGCTTGAACAACGTGAGCGCGGATAACTTGTACTAATGTGGTCATAAAATACCCCTACGGAATGTGTCTTGTTAATGTAGGGGTATTATTAAGAATGGTTGGAAGTATGTCAACAAGTTTTTGCAATTATTTTAAATTGGGTATCCAATATCCTTAAGTATGCGGTTCGTTTCCTCAACGTACCAAGCGTAGTCAAGGTCTTTCGGAAGAGCTCCGTCCATTTCCATTAATGGTATAGCACCATCACTCTTAGGAACCTTTTTACCATTTTTAGCATATATCATTCGCTGTAACGTACCCTCAGGCTGAATTGCGTAGTACCATCGTACAGCTTTACCGAGATACTCGTAATGCACTGGTGTCCAGCGTGCTTGCCCGTAAGCAATACGCAACGACACAGCCATCCGGTCATAGGGTTCGTTATTGTCAATCCAGCTTTGCTTTATCCATGTGCCACCCTCGTACTTAACCCATCCGGTCTTAAGTAATTGCGCTTCCATGTCTTCAAGCTTTACTTTACCCTCAGGGCCTGGATCTACGTATTTAACCGACACAGCGCCGCCCGTAACGTTACGTATGCTTATAAAATCCATTATGTTGGTACAGTTACGAATATACGTTTCAATGGGTGTACCATGCTCAAGGAACTCAGCGACTGCTTTGGTGCAGATGGTTGTAGCTGCGTTCTTACGCAAGCCTGGATCACTGTATGCCCCTTTACCCTTAACGCCACCATCCTGCTTAACAGCAAAATAGTTGTTCACGTCTCTACTGCACAGCGCTCGGTAGTAACTAGCCTCCAGCTCGAAGTTAGTTTGCTTTTGCCATGCGTCAAGTATTGCATCCCGTGTTGCTGTTTTAGAACGGGGACATTTAATAACAATACCATCCGTATTAGCACTAATAACCTGTATACCGTTAAGCTCAAATGTCTCTATCATCATAAGCAAGGCAAGCTGGCCTGTGATGGTTGTTTGTATTAGTAGGTCTGGCGAGTAGAATATAGACCACTTGGAACCAAGCTTACCAAACGTCCCGTTAATAACGATTTTAAGGCTGTCCGCTGTACGCTTGCTGTCCTTCGCTAGCTGCTCGTATTCAGCTTTCTTAGTTGGATCCGTTTCCGCCTTAGCTTTGTCACCATATTCCTTAGCGGCATTTTTAGCAGCTAGACGTCGCTGTACAATACTTCTAAATACGTGTAAGAAGGCGGGCCCTAAATGTTGCGGATAAAGGTTGTTATTAAGAATAATGAACGGGTAGTATGAGGTTACATCGTGGTCACTTAACTGGTATAGGTCGTCGCTAAAGTGGCTCGTTTTCTTTTCTGTACTGTGCAGACCACCGATACCCATCGTGTAAGTGGATTCGTTAATATTTATCTTAAGGTTAGCAAGCTGTGGCGGTAAGCCTACGGAACCCTTTTCGCTGACCACAAATATAGTTTCACGTAGTATGTCCAGCACTCCGTTCATTAGTGGTGTTTGGAAACCCATCCAGTCAGGTATACGATAGCGGTATGCTGTGCCGGGCTCAATTACAGGTTTACTTGGTTTGTGACCTAGCATCTTTGTAAGCTCGTGTGCAATTACCGCTTCAGCTATCTGTGCATCGGACTTACTACGCAAGTCCACACTGTATTCCTTGCTCATTTCTTCACGCAAATCAATGTCCTTTTTAACCTTGTTGTATACATCGTGTGTGGTGTCCAAGTCGTTAAAACAGTAATAGCGTGTAACTGATATTTGGTCGGGTGTTAGCTCAACTTCTGGGTGTATCGGCAAGTCTTGCATTTTGCGCGTACCAGCACGCCCACCGTATATCTTAAGCGAACCCGCTAGCGGGGTAACTTCCATGATATCAATGTGGTCAGCGTTAATGTTTTTGAGCTTAAGCTTCCGTAACACTTGCCAAGGTTTAAAACCCTCACCGATTATCATGTTCGTTGCTGCTTTCATTTGGGCAACGCTTTTACCAGCCATAGCCATGATAGCAATCGGCATATCGTACCCTATCGAGTTAAACCCTACAATAAGACCGTAATTCATAATCCAAATAAGCTTACGCGGGTCGTCGTTCCAATCGCTGTCACCATAGTCAGTACCAACACGTTCAAAGTAAATGTACTTGTTAGTTACGGTGTCCTTAAATGCAATAAGGAAGTAATTTATATAACACTCAATATCGAATACTAGTGGGTGTTTATTACTAACCGCTGTCATAAGTTCTTGGTCGCTAAGCATAGGCAGAGCCATAAGCCTAGCTTCTTTAAGATAAGGTAAAAACGTATTAAGACGCCAAGTCGGTTCAGGTGCTAAATACTTTTCTTCATCCTTTTCCTTTTTGATTTTCGGCATATCCTGCCAAAACAAACCGAGCGCATCTACCCTCATATTTCACCCTCTAACCAGTGCATTCCCACAATTAAACCTCGTACTTTTGCACCGTACCATAAGCAAGGGCTCGGGTACATTGTCAGGTCGAGTTTTTGTGCTATACCTTCGAGCTTTTGTAGCATAGGGAGTGAAAAGGTACTTTTACTTATAAGCCACTCTAATTCGTAGCTGGAACCTTCCCCACTTTCCTTCTGGTGGGTACGCATAAGTCCGGGCTCAAATACAATACGATTAAACTTATCTACAAAAGGTTTCATAGCATCAACACCCTCAAAGAACTCTTCTGGTATTGTAACGGGGTTCCCGCTTACCGCTAATAGCTCGGTCACCTTGCTGGGCCACTCGTCGTCTATTAGGTTTGTTCGCATCCACTTACCATCTTCGTAATGTACAGTAAGCGAGTTCTGACTCATTTGGAAGCGTGTTGGTACGTCCTTAATGCGTAGTAATTCCTTAACCGCGCTACGGGGTACAATTATGTTTACAGGGAACGGCTCACCTAACCAATACTCAGCAACGATAACGTTATTGGTTGCGTACACACTACGCCCGGAAAAGAATATCCCGTTTGTCCATGGGCGTGCAGCATCGTTCCCTATAAATGGCTCAAGGTGTGCAAGCGCTTCCAGCATTGCTTCGCCGTCAATATCTACAACCTGTCCTTCAGGCTCAAGGTGTGCGCTGTGCCCCTCAACACACTCAATATAGGTTCTAAACTTACCGGACTTAACAGACAGCCGTCCCGTCTTTGTCATACCGAGCTGTATGGTATCTTTACACTTAGCAATGGCATTCACAAGTGGTACAGCTTTAGGTTTACAGTCTACGTCAAAATCTATCGGTACAGACAGCGCCATATTCCCGTTAAAACCCTGTATACGCCCCTTTTCAATTTTAAAATGGGTAAGTGTAGGTACAAGCTCTTTTTTCGCTACACAGCCCTGTACAAAGCGCATTTTACGCAATAATTCTGCTGACATTTTAAAATAACCCCACTGTAAGATTCTTGTAGTGATTAACGCGGTTCTGATTAATGCGCCTGTTAATTTCCATGTACCCGTACATGTTGTACACAGCACGCGATTCGTACACGGTAGCCAAGCGCGTTTTGTCAAACCCCTGCTCACCTAACATGCCTAATATGTAGTCGTGCTCAATTGGTGTAAGGGTGTCAATGTGTTGCCCAGCGTCATGTCTGCTAGGGGACTTATCGGACACGTTCATTGGTCCATGGTCTGGTGTTACAATTGCCCCGAATGCTGCTGCCTGTATCCACGAACTCGAGTCGCAGCTATACCAAGGATATTTTTCCATTAGGGGTGTTGAGGTGATACCGAAACCATGTACCTTAAGGCGCGGGTTGCCGCTACCGTCTGTAAGATAGTTGTGCCAAATGTGGTCAAGCCAAATCTCAAGCTGTTTAACGGACTGTCCAACCATTCCGCCCAGTGTAATGTATTCGTAATTTTTAACGTACCATTCCAAATAACGCTCATCCTCACCAGCATGGAAACATGGTAGCGGACGCACACCTAAGCGCTCCATGTGCATCTGGTTACGGAATGTCTCTTGCGGGTCACCAATACCATCCAGCACCGATGCCATTAAGCAACCATCCTCAACACGTATAATGTCTTCGTTACGCCGGATATAATTGCAGTAGTCCTCAACGCTTAATGTGACACCTAGCGTGTAGGCGGAGAACGCTCCGGAATCCAGAAATATACGTGCATTGTTTTCGCGCATGTTGTTTACATAACTTTGCTTGCCAACGTAGTGCCAGGACTCCAGGATATTATGGTCTTTAACTTGATCCATAATCTCAATTTCGCGTTCGTTTAGTTTGGGGTAACGGTTCCCGCCAGGCATATAGCTGTTCGTAAAAACCGCTGCTAAATATAGATGGAATTCACTCATCATAGTTTAAAGCTCCACAGAATAAAAAAGCCGTAAGGTATGTTAACCGAACGGCTTTTAGTGTGCTAGATGCAATCCGATTAATTAGCTAAGGACATGAACTCTGCACGCGTCTCAGGTTCGTCCTTAATGACACCATGTAGCGCGGTTGTAATAGTGTGGTGACCTTGTTGGCAAATACCACGCGATTCCATGCACATGTGTCGCGCACGTATCAGTACACCAACACCGAGCGGTTCTAGGTGTTCTTGCAGCGCATCAGCAATCTGTGTCGTTAAGCGCTCTTGTACTTGCAAGCGTCTTGCGAACGCATCCGCTAAGCGTGACAGCTTCGACAGTCCAACAATTTTACCATTTGGAATGTAAGCAATAGTTGCAGTTCCGAAAATCGGTGCAATGTGGTGCTCGCAGTGGCTATAGATTGGGATGTCTTTGACCACAACCATTTGATCATAATTGTCCGCACCGTCTTCAAACACCTTAAGGATGTCCGCAATGTCAGCACCGTAACCACTGAACCAGTGTGCCATAGCTTTAGCATAGCGCTTCGGGGTTTCCTGTAACCCTTCTCGAAGCTTACCGCCTTCTTGTTTTTGAATTACGTGTAGGGTGTCTTTGATTGCTAATTCAATTAGCTCTAGTTGATGTTTTTCCATTAGCGTGTTCCCTCGTTGTACGCTACTTCTACAATGGCGCTATTCGCGCCGTGTTCTCTTACTTCCACTTTGGTTAGCTGCACGCCCTCACCAACGTTACCTTCTTTACACTGTCTACGCAACCATCCAGCAACCGTTTTATGAATGTGATCGGCAAAAGCTTCGCAACCAACATTATCAAACTTAATAAGGTCAATTAGACCGTCATCTGCAAGCTTCTCGAACGTTGCCAGTTGCGGATCGTCTTTAGCGACGATGGTAGTGTGGTCAAACGTTTCTACAATCCATTCTTTAATGAACCCCAAACCGCCAAAATCCATAACCCAATTACGCTCATCTAAAGAAGTAGACGTGAACTCTAAATGTATGGACAGCGCGTAACCGTGTATAAAGCTGCAATGTGACTCAGCACGCCATTGTCTGAATGCACAGCTAAGACCTAAATTGTGCCCAAAAGTTTTAGTTGATTTGTATAGCTTCTTCATGCTTTGCTAACCTCCACACGGTGTTTATTAAATACCAAGCGAACAACCACCTTATCCGCTCCTAGTTCTTCTCTTACGACAGACGCTACATCTTCCATAAACATACACTTGAAAGATACAAGTTTACGCATCTTTTTGCGTACTCCGTACAGCTCACGGAAGTTACCAAACTCAGCTTCAATAAAGATTAAGTCTGGTAACTTGTTAACAGGACAAAACGTGATAATCGGAAGCCAAGTTGTTACCGTTGTCTTCATTTTGGTAAACATAAAAGTACCACCATTATTGAGAACAGAATTCCGAAATACCATGTTGAGTTTCCGAATTCCCATTCTGGAATGTTAAGTTTAAATGTCCGCTCAGTAAACGGGTAAAAAGGTCGCGGAGCCCATTCGTTACTATGAGTGACAGCGTCCAGTACAATATGCGACAGCCAAGCTTGAAATACTAGAAGACTTGTTAAGCCCGAATAGTACAAGCCCAAACCGACAACCGCACACACTAAGAAACTGTGTGTAAGCTTATATAGCTTGGTTGGGTTTAGCTTACGCTTAACACCTAGCACAAGGTCGGGCGCTGCACCTATAACCGCCCCCATTAAGGGGGCATTGTAATTCAAGCCAATAGCAGCGCCTACAAGGGCGTGAGTTGCTATGTCCATTTTAACCTCTTACCGTTACAGTCCAGAGTAAGCGGTCAACCGCTTCAGCTCCGAGTGCTTTTAGGTTGTGAGGTGCTACATACCGCCCCACATTCTCGCCAATTCGTATTTTCAAAGTGCCCGAGCATGGTTCAGACAGGAACACTCGCTTACCATGCAAAGGGCCACCCATAAGTTTAACTCGCATTAGTAACGCTCCAAGAATTCTGCCCAACCTTTAGCGCGTAACTCACACGAAGGGCATTTACCGCAACCGAAACCCCATTCGTTCTCCGTGTTGTGGTCGCCTTCATAGCAAGTATGACTCTTTTGCAGAACGATATCAAGCACGTCATACTCTTCAGCAAGCTTAAATGTGTAAGCTTTATCCACATTCATCAGCGGTGTCGTAATCTTAATGTCGCTTTCCGAACCAAGGTTAAGCGCTGTTTCAAGTGCTTCGATAAATTCACGTCGACAGTCAGGATACCCGCTGTAATCAGTTTGACATACGCCCGTCATTATGTAACCCGCTTCAAGTTTTTGCGCTAGTGCGTGCGCAAGGGTAAGGAACGTTGCATTGCGGTTCGGTACGTATGACGCAGGCAGACCCTCTTTCTGTGCGTGCTCTTTAGTTACGTCATCTTGCTCGTCACCCGCTATTAAAGCGCTGTTACCAATCTGCCGAAGCGCGTCAACATTAATAACGTGTTGCTCAATGGACGTGTTAAATTTCTCTTCCACTTCCTTTACAATTTCATTAGCGCAGAATACTTCCACACCATGCTTCTGACCGTATGTAAATGTAACCACAGCTACACGCTTGAAAAGCTCCACAGCTATGCCCAAGCACGTTGTGGAATCTTGCCCACCACTCATTACGACAACACAAGTTTCTTTTTTGCAGTCTTTTTCCTGAATTAACTTATTCATGTTAATTACTCCACGTCAATTATTTTATGAATTTGAAGGCATAGCGTGTAGCCATGCGCCATTGCCGAGCTTACCGCTGCTAGCAGATGTTTTTCATTCTCCTTTGGGTTTTTGCAGTCCACAGGCTGGATGAAAATAGGTCGTTCGTGCTCAATTGGGGGCCTAGCTGGTTTAACCTTAAGACCTAGAACACGTGTAGGTAAACCGTCCACAATGTCGACATGCTTGTAATCAACTACATACTTATAAGCTGACACATGCGGTGCCAATTCCTTATGTATACGCCCAATTTTAGGGGAACACATAATGCGGACAGGGTAGTTTGTATTATAGGTTGGCGGTAGCGTACCGTTAGTTTCAATCTGCACTGTGTATTCGTACTTCATTAGCTGTGCAACAAGCTCGCTAAGGTCCTGTCTAAACGGCTCACCACCTGTAATGACCACAAGCTTATTCGGTGCTGTAACGTGCTCCACAGCTTTTACAATGTGGTCAACACTACGCATACGCGCACCTTTAGTGTACTCAGTATCGCACACAGGGCATTTAAGGTTGCATCCAGCTAAGCGGATAAACGTTGCAGGATGTCCAGCGTAAATCCCTTCACCTTGTATTGTAGGGAATATAGAATGAAGTAGGACTTCACTAGGGTGGTTCTTTTGCAGTCGGAGGGGCTTTTGTGTATTCATTTTAGTCCTTGTTTTGAACTGGTTTAAGGGACAGTCTGCGGTATACCGCTGACGAAAAAGGGGTCTAATGACCCCTTAAAAATGCTGTTTATTGTTATTATTCAGCTTCTTTTTTGGCTGCTTTAGCTGCTTCAGTTTTAGCTTTTTCTTCTGCTTGAGCAGCTTTCTTTGCAGCTTCTTCTGCTTTGGCCTTCGCTTTCGCTTCAGCTTTAGCTTTGCGCTCAGCTTCTTTAGCTTTTTTAGCTGCTTCACGCTCTGCTGCTTTACGCGCCTTTTCTTCTTCACGCTTAGCTTTCTCTTCTTCACGTGCTTTGCGCTTAGCTTCTTTTTCAGCTTCCTTGCGAGCTTTTTCTTCTTCGCGTGCTTTACGCTTAGCAATGGTCGCTTCCGACAGGATTGTACCTGTAATATTGTAAAACTTTCTCCAGCGAGCATATTCAGCGCGGACGTTTGCTTCGTTTAGGCCAACTTTGTTGGTTTCGATAAGCAAGTCTGACACAGCCACAGGCGAACCTTTAGTCTTGCTCATTTGGTCAGCAATTGCCCATGCTTTTCCGCAAAGCGTACCTTCTAATGGACGGGTGACACCGTTCTGAACTACGCGTTCTGGCTTAGCTGCTTTTTCTACGGTTTTAGTTTCAGTTACATCTACTGCTTTCTTTTCAGTTGTCATTGTAATTACTCCAATTATTGACGGGGATTAAAATCTTAAATTTTGTAAGTGAGGGTAAGTATAAAGGGGGACGCGCCCCCATGTAAACAGCTAAACGGGATTATTATACACAGTTAATCCAAGTTGAGGTTTTTCTGCCATGCACCTAACGTGGTACTGGCTGTGGTACGCTTAACACCAATTTGTTCCAGTTCATTCATTACGTCAATACGCATTTTACGAATAATGCTAAGGTCGGTCGGTTTGCCCAATTCCACCCAAGCCTTTTCAGCATACTCAAATATAACAGCACGCTGACCGCTGCTTCTACCCGCTGTGCTCGCTGTACGCGATTTTGCGGGTGTTTTGTCCTTAGGGACGTCACTTAAGCTTGGCTCGCTGTATTCTCTGCCCAGCTTAATACGTAGGGACGCAAGGTCAGTGTTATCGCTTTCCATTTCACCAAGTACGTTAAGGATCGCGCCTACCAACATTTGACGATTGTACTTGTCGAAGTTGTAACTAACATAGTTACCCAAAATTAGACGAAGCTCCCTATCATCAAAGTTCTTGAAGCTGCTCATTGCGACATCGTTTATGTAGTAGTCTACATGTGGTACAAGGATGTCGGCCCAGTAGAAAAGTTGCCCCTCCGTCGGAGCAACCTTTAAAAATTTATAATTTGAAAGTAAAAACAACATGTGGGAACTCCCTATTACTTACGACCTTTAAAGCCCATCCATGCTCTCCAGCGGTATAGCTCGATGCTTACATTATTAGGGTTAAGACCACGTTCTTCCGCTTTAACCTTAAGCACGCTAGGCGTTGGCACCATACCTTTTTCAGCGTGGATTTCTTCACATAGTTCCCAAACTGCTGCACACTTACCGCCAGCACTTGGACGCTTAATGCCGTTACGCTCTTCACGGTCTTTTTGGATTTTAAGTCCTTTGCCTGTTGCTTTACCGCTTTTTGCAGTTTTAACAACTTCGCCAACCACTGGTTCAGGCTTTACAGTTGAAACGATAAACTTCTCACCAAGCATTGCAATCATCTCAGCCGGTGTTCCGCTGTCCATGCTGAAGCTAACTGCGAACGCGTTGTCGTGCTCTACAACTTCAGCACCTTTTAAATACTGCTGAACCTTTTGAGTGTAAGTGTTCATTGCACGTACCGCGTTAGATTTATTTGAGTAAGTTTTCATATTGGAATCTCCGTTTAACTAAGATGTATGTCTTGCTGTGTATGTTGCACATATTACGCGAACCAAGATATATGTCAAACACTTTTTACATCTTTTTTAATAAAAAGGGAAGTTTTTTAAAAACTCCCCTTAAAACATCAACTTAGAACGGTATTTCCATTTGCCAACTAGGACAACCCTGACTTACTACCTTAATAGGTGGTGCAGAATCGTACTTTGTACACTTGTGTCCTTGCTTTTCTGCAAACTCGCAATTCCCACATGTCATTATGATTCCATGGTCGCTCATTTGCTTTTGCGCTAAGCTTAACGCCTGTCTTTGTGCTTGCTGTGCAAGCTGCCACTCTTTACTCATTTTCGCCTCGCTTAAGGATGTTAGGTATACCAACCTCACCAGCTAACTCACCAGTGTAGTCGATACGTTTAATTTCCGGATAAGGTTTCCGGTTTGTCCATACCCGCAGATACTTAGGTGTTTCGCACTCGTGCCAGCGCTCGGTTGCTTCGCCAAGTGTTTCCGGTACGTCCGTTCTTGCTGCTTCGCGCCACCAATCCTTAGCCATTTTTAATGCGTAACCTTCGTGCTCCAGACATAGCGGTTGCTTAAAGCGTCTCAAGCCACATTGGTAGGTCATTTCTATATAGTCGGGTTTACCCATCCGCCCCTTCCTAATCTTATAGGTGAGCAAATCCACCTTAAAGGTCTGCACAATGGGTTCATCGTCTTTCTTCTTACGCTTCTTAGCTATAAGGGCGTCACTACTTGCACCCGCTTTAAACTTAATCTCGGGCGGGTACTCATGCCCACATGTAGGACACACGCGCAAGCTAGCATGGAACATTGTATGACACTTGTCGCATTCGCGTACAGGTGCTTCACCTCCACCCTTGCCCTTAGCTTTGGGTATGACAGGGTCATTAATGGGCCCTAGTCGCTTTGTGTTACCCGCAAAGTCTAACACTAGACAATTGGGTTTCTCGCTGTATGCAATAGCGTCCAGGCGCCCCTGTTGCGTGCTAAGGTCATAACCCTCAGCATAAAACGGACGTGTACCCCGACCAAGTATTTGCACCCAAAGTCCAGGCGACTTGGTTGCACGTAGTATCACAAGCAAGTCAACAAAGGGTGCGTCAAAACCTGTGGTCAGTACACCATTGTTCACAAGCGCCGTAACCTCACCACGCATAAAAGCTTCGATGTTAGCGTCACGCTGTGCTGTGCTCATTTTGCTGTGTACTGCGACCGCTGTTACACCCCATTCGTTAAGCTCACTAACAATATGCTCAACATGGTCAACACCCGTACCAAATATTAACCAGTGTTTCCGATTCTCATTTTCAGCATACGCAATTGTTTCACCAATAGCAGCGCGAGTAATTTCTTCCCTGTCTGTAGCACGCTGAAGCTCACCTTGCTTAAAGTCCCCTTGGCTAGTGCCAACACCAGTAAGGTCAATTTGTACTTCGGTGCTCTTAGGCACAAGCTCACATAAGTACCCTTGCGTCAAAAACCAGTTAAACGCCTCAAGCGTACACATGTCACAGCAAATGTCATCAAAGAACCCGTCTTTATCTGTAATCATGCCAGTCCCTACGCGGAACGCGGTTGCCGTTAGACCTATTACTTTTAAGTTAGGGTTCACACGCATTAGCAGGTCGATAAACTTCCTGTACATGGTGTTTGACTTGTTTGGTATAAGGTGGCACTCGTCTACAATAATTAAGTCCACGTGCCCGAATAGGTGTGCTACGCGGTGTATAGATTGTATACCCGCGTATGTCACATTAAACATGGTTTCTTTACGTCCAATACCAGCGGAGTAGATACCAGCTGGCGCGGTTGCCCATATTTGCATAAGCTTATCGTAGTTCTGCTCAATAAGCTCTTTAACGTGTGTGAGCAGTATAATTCGCTGTCCAGGCCACTGCGTACACACACGTCTAATGAACTCCGCGCTTACCAAGGACTTACCCGTACCTGTGGGCATACAGACGACAGGGTTCCCCGTGTTGCCTTCTGCAAAATAGTTGAATACACTGTTAATCGCATACTCTTGGTAATCACGTGGTTTCATTTACCAAACTTCCTTCATTTTGATTTGCTGCGATGTAATGTGGTCAGGACCTTGCTTAAATTCCTTCCCGTCACGCGTACGATACACGGCATAATTACTCTCATGGTTTCCACCCATAAAACTGAAGCGTGGAAGCAACGTGGGGTCATATACATGCTTTTCACAACCCTCAAAGCACGCTGTTTTATCGTTAACGATGTCCGTCATCCCGTGTGCGCAATGGTAGCCACCTTCAGGCTTAGCGCTCCAGTGTGTACACGTACGACAGTTTATTTCTGGTGCTTCCTTACCATGGCACACACCCTTTTCATCACAGAACTTACACTTCCAGAATGTTGCTTGGTTGCTAATACGCGGTTGAGGGTCTGCGGTGAATATAATATTCTTAGCTCGCTCGGAATAGGTACGCGCATTCTCTTCGTCGTAAGCAATAATTTCAGCATATAACTCGTCAGTGTCCTTGTTCACCACCATGTAGAGCGAATATGGTAGCTTGTAATACTTCATACACTGGTTCATTTGAACATAATGCTCGTGCTTGCACTCTTGACAGCCTTTAGCTTTAAGCTGTGTGAACCCTTTACTACCAGACGTCTTAAATTCTGTGTAGCAGGGCACACCCTCGGGTAAATCGGGAATGCCCATTGCAATGCCATCTAGCGCACTACCGTAGTGACCGCCATAGTCCGCAAACTTAAACTGTCCGCCCTCGTCTGTTTCATACCAAAGTTTAACGCCTGGAACACACATCAGCATTGCAAGGAATCGCGCTTCTTCTAAATGCCCTCGGTTAAATAAACGAAGAATACGTTCGTCAAACTGTGCTTCCTTAACCCATTTCCAACGAAGCTGGATCTGGCGTGCGCAATCCACACCGATACCGGATGCACCTTGGTGACTGCGGAACTTGCTTTCGCTACCTCGATAAGCGTCTTCCATTTTGGGTAACAGGGTTTTAAGGTTCTGTCTAAATTGACCACATTTATCCGCGTTCAGCGCTTTGCTAATTGCGTCCAGCGTTTTTGTTGCTAATACTATTGTCATTTGTGTTTCCTCCTTTCGCCCGGCTTAACAACCTTACGGCCGCGTATGTGGGTCATTCTTTCTTTGCGGGGTTTACCCTGCTTCAGTTTCTTTTTGCTTAACCGGATAACTTCTTCACATTGCTCTGACGTAAAATGACCTATGTGACACTTAGCTCTACTTAACCCCATTGCATTCGCTAACCAAGTATAAGCACCTGTGCGCGTTGTCAGTCCAGATTGCTGGTGCAGTTGGTCAAACCATTTATGTGCTTTTGCACGGGCTTGCCGTGTCTTAAGGTCCGCCATTTTACCGAGCGGGTATTTAGTACCGAAGTGACATCCTATTGCTGCGCCACAACTTCTGCAAATCCAGATGTACGGCCAGTTCCCGATAGACTTCTTATATAGAACTTTATTGTTCTGAAATGTTACATTAGGTGATTTACAAATATCACATGTTTTGGGTGGGTTAAGCCACTCAGCTCGCTTCCTAATTTCCATATTTAATTTCGCTTTTAGTACATATATCTCCAAACATAAAAGGGGTCAAACAGACCCCTTTTATAATACTATGTTAAAGAATTAACCTTGCTGGTTAGCTAGCCAAGGTGGAACGTCCGCCTGTGCTGCTGCTTGACCCGCTGGATCTGTTTGCGGGTGTTGCTCAGCTGGTGGTAAGTCCGCTTGTTGCTGTGGAGCTTGCGCCTGCTGCTGTGGTGCCGCTTGCTGTGGTGCAGCGTTCTGCCAGCCACCCTGTTGAGGTGCTTGCTCTTGCTGTTGCGGTGCAGCGTTCTGCGGCGCTTGGTTGTATGTGGTCACAGGTGCTTCAGTTTGCTGTGGTGCTTGTTGCGGTTGCTGCCACTGTTGCTGCTGTGGTGCTTGTGCTTGCGCTGCTGCTTGCGGTGCGCCCTGTGGTGCTTGTGGTGCGCCCTGTGGTGCTTGTGGTGCGCCCATAGCTTGCGGAGCCCCGCCTACATTACCGCCACCTTGAACCGGACGATAGCCTTTTACTTCATTACGTGGCTCAGGGTATTGCTCAGTGACTTTAGACATACCCACTTTTACATCCATAGGGATGTTGTGTAGCTGCTGGCTATCCTGCACTTGGATTACACCCGTAGCGTGACAAATAGCAGAAAGCGTCTGGTAAGCAATTTCAACCGCTTTTTCGTTAGGGTTGTTCAGGTTCAAGCGATCCCAAAGCTTACGTCCTGCGAACTGTGCTGGTGCTACAACTTCAAGTTCAATCTCTAAATACGAACCGTCCCCACCTTTAGTAGCTTTCATGGTTGAGTCGGTGATCATTGCGGTATACCATGCTGGTGCAAGGTTCTCGAATGCTTGGTTTGGTGCTACGGTTTCTGCGTTAAAATTCAATCCAGCCATTATTGACTTCCTCTTTATGCGGTTTGCGTTTGATTGGTTGTACCCAAGATTTTGTTAATGATGTTCCCGACGTGTGGGTATTCTACTTCATCGAGCGCACCAGATCGATCCTTAGCGTCAGCACTAAAGTCAGGCTGTGTACGCAAGGCGCGATACATACTTCCGTCAGGGTTTTTGCCAGCGAATAACTGGAATACCTCGTCGGTAAGATATGGAGTTGCAGGACCCATTTTCTGGCCTGGCATACTTGGCCCGGCAAGTGTCATGCCAGTACCTTCGTCCTTACTACGTTCTTCTTTAAAATTAAGCTGAACGTGTCGGCCTGGAAGGTCACGGAAAGCTTTAATGGTTTTAGTCATTTGTTCAATAAGCTCACCATAAGCTTGACGCGGGTCTTTTACTTGCTTCTTGGCATTAGCAAGCACCTGTTCTGCTATCTCAGTAGCTGAGTCCAGTACAGGGTTAAAACGCTGACCTTGTGGGTCAGTGCGTAAGTAGTTTTCAGCTTCAACAAGGTCGTTGACGTTGCGAATCTGGATTACCGGAATATCGTATGCGATAGACGGGTTGTTTACACCCCACACACGCTCAATGTTTTCACGCTTCAGTGATAACAGACCAGCTTCCGCGCTAAGTACGATTGGATTTGGCATCGTTGCCGAAAGCATGGTTTTACCCATACCGGAACGACCGTAAATCACAATCTTAACACCGTTACTAGCTGCTAGACTGTCCGCGCTTACAAGCTGTATAGCCATTAATTAAGCTCCGAATATAAATTGAAGCGCTGCAATAAGCAGCGCAATTGGAACGGCAACAATTGCCAGTGCGAAAGCACTTGTAGCAATAGTACGAATTGACTTAACTTTTTCGTCTTGCACGCCACCCGTAAAGATAGCTAGTAGGTAGTAAAAACAACCCACAAGAAAATAAGTTTTACAAATCAAGTCGAACATATTAGCTCCTTAAACAAGGGGTAAAACTATACCCCTTTTTGCAAATTATTGCGCGTTAATTTTCGCCACAAGCGCGTCCAATTCATCGCACTTTTCGTCTTCAGCAAATCCAAGATCCGCTTTAAGCTGTGCAATTTGACGCATTTTACGCGCTTTAGCTTTAATAACTGCAAACTCTTTTTCAAGCTCAGCTTCTTTCTCAATGCGAGCATTATGAGCATCAACGTCGACTTTGCCAACAACCCACTTGTATGTGAAAGGTGCGTCCATATTAATGTCAGCAAGGGTGTCTACACGTGAAACCTTAACAACGGTTAAACCCGTAGAAGGTGCATCCACAATTACCTCATCACCAACTTCAAGTTCAAGGTCGGTTTTGTAGGTGTACACCTTACCGAACCCTTCACCTTCGTGGTCTTTAAACTGAACGCCAACTGTGGTCAAAGAAGCTGATAGTGAAGCAATAAGATTTTTGATACGCATGGTATTTCCTTTATTTAATGTGAAGGGGTCTAGTTAGAGACCCCGTTGTTTAACTGTGTTTATATTAACACGAATGCTTTCAAAGTATAGATAATAGCGTGACTACTTATCTTCCTTTGGTACAACTAATTTCAGAGAAGGACTAGCATCCTTAGTAACGACAGCTTCGTCGAACAATTCCTTAACCGTATCCGACATATTTTTGTAACCCGCCATAACCAAGCTAGCCTTATACTTAACCGCGTTCGTTAGCTCAGCTTTAGCATCATCACCAAGCTTCTCAAGCTCAGGTTGGATAAGAGCAAAAGCGTCTTCGTCCAATTTGGTGTCCTGCTTATGCACAAGAGTAACTTTATATCCCCCGCCAAGCTGGTGGTGTTGTGTCCCGTATTTAGGGTCAGGGAACAGCTCTTTGGCAAGCTCCTGGCGCTGTGCCATTTCAACTTTTTTAAGGCGTGCTAACGCTTCGCTGTTACCCGCCCACTCCAGGATTTTTTGGTCTAAAGTGAGGTTTTCATTAAATGCACTCATGTTACTCGTCCTTCACAAATACGCCGTCAATCATTGTACCTGTACGGTCTTTGATTTCCATGTATGCTTTGCGTAAGCATTCACTGAAATCTAAGCAGCACTGTTCACACAGCAAAAACAAAGCTGCCATGACCTTGTGCATACTTACGGAGGGATCGCGGTCACGCGCAATATCACCAGCTACGTCTTTAAGGTTTTTAAACACATGTAAACCAATCGCAAGCGCTTCTTTTGTCTTAACACCCGTTTCAAAATCTTTAGGCTGCTTATCCATCTTATAGGTACAAGACGTGAAATTTGTTGGCTCCATGTTAAGCTGTGAAGCAATAATGATAATGACCACAGTAGTATCACCAATTGCGTCCACTAACTTGTCTTTGTCAAATTCCAGAATAGCTTCTGCAACCTCACCACCTTCCTCAGCAAGCTTAAGGAATTGTTGTTTAGGGTTAGAACCTTTAATAAGGTTTCTATCGTGTGCCCATTGCTGGACTAAGCGAGTATTAAAAACTGTACTCATTTTCATTCTCCGGTTGTTTAAAGTAAAGCTAGCTTAGCAGCGCGAACGCCACCAAGCTAGATTCCATCTTAGTTTAGAACTTGGAAGACTTCCGCTGTGGTAGCATACGTGTCAGTCACCTCGTTACGGGTAAGTTGTCGTACTGTACCTGTGCGTTTAAGTTCCTCAAGTGCTTCCCTAACTATTTGCGTAGATTTCTTCCATTGCGAAGGTCTAAATGCTGCACGTCTGGATGCTACCCTTTGGATATAACCCCACGGAATATGCCCGTTAGCCCGCATAGCTTCAGCTTTCGGATGGTAGGTGGTAATATTACCCTCGTAGGTATAAAACGACACCATAATCTCACGAAGCGCACTTAACGACTCGCTTTCGCTTGTGTTAGCTAACAAACCATCACGTACAGAACTATATACAAGGTAGTTGTGTCGCATGACAAAGTCGTAAGCCCAGTCTATATGTATGCGCTCTATAACGGGCCTACTGGGGCAATCCATTGTGGCCAATAGTGCTGCCAGTTTTAATGTCTTAAGGTTAGCACGTGTCCATAAGGACGCTATTACAGGGGATGTCCCGTGCTCGTTTACCTTGTCCGTACACTCCCTGCTGAAGTCTGCAAACCATTTACCCGAGTAAGCGTCTAAGCCAACTTGTGTTACGGGTACAGCGTTAATGTCTACCAGCGCACGCACAGCACCCGTCGCACACTGTATCAGGTGCTGGAGTAGGTGTTGAGGTGGTTCCTGTGCTTGGTATATGGTGTCGTATGGCACATTACCTTTGTAGTGCATAATTAGGAAACGTGACATAAAACCATCGGTAAACATGTCAGGTGTAATACTGTCAAAGAATGGTTCTGGCACGGACTCACCCAAAAAGCTATATCCGACAGCGTAACCCAAATCAACCGACCTTTCGCTAGTTGCGTAACGCATACCACCAGCGACATCAAATTGCCCACTCTTACTGTACATGTCGGTCATACACTCGCGCACAGTAGCAAGCGCACCCCCGCTGTTATTCTCGCTAACCATGTTCTTAAAGACCTTACCAAACTCACTCAAGCATTGGCAGAACTGCGAACGTTCCTTAAATTCTTGGAACATGGAGTTTTCGTGTGTAAAGCGCTTCGACATAACAAATTGCCTAGCACCTATAACACCATGCGAGCGTTCCAGCAACGTCATAAGGTTTTCAGGGTTCTTACTTAACGCGGACTTGCCTGAGCCTGACGGTGCTAGCATCATTAAGTACATGTTTAACCCTGTGCCGCTTATGTTGTACGTGCGACCAAACAATCCACTTGCAACCGCTAATGCTTCAGCAATAGCGAAGTCCTTAATAGGTTTAACAGACTGCGATTGAAAGTAACGCGCAAGCTCACCCATCATTCCAGGCGGGTATTGCAGGTCACCGCCCACAGGTGCAACCGTTCCCACAAGTTCCTCAACGCTACCCTTAGCAACCGCTTTCGCTTTAGCAAGTATAGCTTCATTTGCTAACTTAGCTTCTTCAGTTAGCTTGCGTCTGTGCTCAGCATCAGTATCGTTCTTTTGCACACCGTACTTAATAGCGCGTATAAGCTTGTAATCGGTGCCAAGGTTCTTAAGCTTCTTTTGCTGTTCCTTAACGTTGCCTGGATACCGCTTTTTAATGTCACTTAACGCGCTTAAACGCCACAAGCGCTTACATTGCTCCACATTACGTGTGTAGTATGTAATGATTGTCATAAACGCGCTGTCAGCCTGGCTAGCGTCAAAAGTAAACCCGTAAGCACCTTGATTACGCATTATATCTTCGTAACCCTGCCAGTCGCCACTCATTAAGCAACCAAGCTTTCCACTGTGGTCACCCGCTAACGCCGCTTCCATAATCTCTTCGTCGGACTTAGTTTGCGGAGCACTTACAAAATTAAAGTTCTCAGCGTTCTCATCAACTCTAGCATTAAAGAAGTCAATAACAGCTTGGTCATAAGCAATCGGCAAATCCTTGTAGACGTTACCTGTGCATATAATAAAGCGTTCTCGACTGTACACCTCCAGTTCGTTTGTTTTAATTGCACCCTTAACCTCACCCTTCAACCACAGGTGCAAACCTGTGCCACTTTGGGAAACTTCGGTGTAGGTGTCTAGCCCATTTACTAATTGTACTTGTCGTTCAGTTGCGCTTATAGGGGCATCATCTTTTACGTCCAAGTCAATACACGTGTACCCATCGCCGTCAACCATTACAAAACCAAATCCGCGGTCGGGGTGTTTCGCCAACATAGGTTCTAGTTCGTCAAACGTCAAACAGAAGTGGTAATCGTGTGTACTAAGTGGTTTAAACTTGCCTTCCAGCTCGCACCAGTAAAATGGAGCTTTAGCAAGACCACCGTCACACTCACGTCCTGTAAACGTCCAGCGCGGCATGAGTCTTAATTCAATAGGAATGTTGTAATACATCTACTCACCCTGTTGACGCAGTAAGTCCCAAGCACGTAAATAGTTAAGAATCTCATCAGTACGTTCCCAGAAGAACGTGTTCCCTATTTTAATTGTAGGGAATCGGTGCTTAAGCTTAGCGATAACAGTCGGGCGCGTTACATCAACCATTTCCATGATTTCTTGCGTTGTTATATAGTGCGCGTCAAAGCGCTGCTGTGGGGTTTCAGTCCGTGGAGCTTTGTCAATAAAGCTAGACAGGATCTGTGTGTTTATTTCTGCCATTTTCGTATTTACCTCCGTCAATAGGGTGACCACATTACATGCAAATTGTGTGTAAAACAAGTGTCCTACGTTTCACGCAATTACTTTATAATCATGGCGCTAAACTTTATTGGCACACGTGTTTTTATTATTGGCACACGTAAGAACTTTATTCGTATGCTAATTTGTTAGCGGGTAAATTAAAAGATTTAATGTATGAGTGTATGAATTAAGGCGATTGTAGCCCTGTATCTGTTAAGTTTATTAGCTGGTAAGTTAACTTTTTAGCGGTGTTTGTTAAGTCTTTCAAAATGAACTTTAAATTGACCGATTCGATTCGTAACCTTCGTAACCTATTCGTAACCTCGCCATTTGCTTGTAAGTGTTTGATTTTAAAGGGAAAAACCGAGTTTTCGTACAAGTAACCGAAAAACACATATACCCCCATACTGGCCGGGCCGTAAGCCGCTTTTTTATATGTGTATGTATATGTGTGAGGTTACGAATCAGGGTAGAAGTATAGAAGTAGAAGTATAAATAAATATTTATTTGTATAAGAACTATTATTTATTTATTTATATTAATATATATATTATTGTTTTTTATATATATTTTTTTATTAAAATAAATTTTTAAAGAGCATCCTTGGATCTGTTAAGGATCGCCTTGATACTTTAAATGGTGGCGCCTAGTATGGTTACTACCCGTAACAAATGGGACAAGACGTAAATACTTTGGAGTTACCGATCATTAAATAATCTTTACTTATGAGCGGATAGCTAATAAGGTGTAAGCGCAATTTGCAAAATCCCTCATAAATACAGGAGACAGACATGTCCAACGAGAATACAATAGTGTTAGATGCTCAAGTTCAGCTAATGGACAGCTTTGAGTTCAACCGTTGGGGTAGAAGAAAGGTTATACATGACGAACTTAACGGGATGTTTTCACCAAGCGGTAAACCATGTGACCCACGTGATGTGTATAGGGAAACCACCAGCATTAACTATACTGATTTCAGTTACCGGAATATGTATACTAACTCAGCTTATGTGCAAAAACACTTCCCCGCTTTAGCTAAATATGCAAGTTATCTAGATTACAATTCTTTAGATCAAAATGGTGTAATAGTTAGCTTCGATTTTAAGCTGAGCCCTGAGGTTGCTGATGTGCTTAAAATGCAAGCGTGTATCTTAGACCACCAGCACGAACAAGCGCTTAAAAGGCAAGCTGCTCAGACTGAGTATTGGGAAAAGACAGCTTTAGGTCGCAAAATGCGAATCGACGAATTACGTGGTCACTGGCTAATGGGTCGTTTGATTAAATGGCTATGTATATAAAGGAGAAAGCTAATGTCACAGCGTATAGTAATTCAGAAGCGTAATTGGTATGGTAAGCTAGTCACCATTAAGGAATACAATGGACATGTGTTCGAGTTAGTTGTTAGCACTGGTGGCGTGCTAACTGTACGTCATCTTAACTCGCGTAAAAGCGAGCTGGCGCTTAATGCAAACGAATGGTCCAAAGCGGAGGTGGTCTAATGTCTGACCGTACAATATTTTTAACGGGGTTATCAACAAATAGCGTCTTAATTGCAGACGCAAATACAAGTTCTTTGGACGGTGTTGTTCTGCATACTGGTGACAAGGTCGCAACCCTTAAATCGCCAGATAAGGAAATGGCTGTCGGTGAGATATTTGAAATAAGCTCTTGTCTATTAATTGTCCGTATAAGTGCTACGTTTTACCGTATCTTTTGGAATATTGGGTTCCGCACTCAAGAGTTAACCGTGGAGGGTTTATAATGTGTAGTGAAGCACAAGCGTTAAGCGATTGGTCGGACGGTAGTGAATTAGTAGAACGCGACGACTTTCTATCTAGTAATGAGCGTAACTGGGGTTTAAGCTGTAACGAGCGTATAGCGAAAGCACGCCTATCGCGAAGCAAGCGTAAGCGGGTTAAGCGAAAAGCGCCCACAGCGCATGCAAGGGGCGCGAAAGTCAATATGCGCTGCCATTGTGGCCAGCACTATAAAGCTCGTAAAGCGGATATCCTGCGTAATTGGGGGTTGAGTTGTTCAAAACGTTGTGCAGCTATAAGACGTGAATTCGGACGTCCTGCTGCTACCATATTAGGAGAAGAGTAAATGTCAATTCAAGATGAACTAGCCAGGCGCTATTTGGGTAGACGTGTTAGAAATTTAGGCAAGCGTGTTAGAAGTGAGCAGGGTGTTGAAGGTCGTATTACCGAAATAGACCATGAAAACGCTTTACTTAAGGTTGAATTTTTACCTAACCAGTCTTTTGGACTTTTTTTTAAGCATTGTTGGTACGACCTATCCGCCTTTCAGGGTGAGCATAAGCTCTTCACTATTATCAAACCACGTATGAAACCTGTCGAGGGTGGGCGCTGGGCGTGCTTCCCTGCTGGCGATAGTTGTGCCTTTGCTTTCGCCAGTATGGAACAGGCTTACGTCCATTATTGTTTAATGTATGGGGAACCAGCCCCTTCTGAGTTAGTAGATAAGTACATAAGGAATGTATAATGAGTGAAGTCAGAGGTAGCATTTTTATGAACAGTAAAGGTGAGTTTGCTGTTCTTAGTACCTGCGAAAGCTTAGGTCCCGAACCTAAGCTGAATGTGCAGTTTGTAACAGATATTAATCAAGCTAGCGTTATAAAGCGTGTAACGCGTAATATGCGAGCAAAGCTTAAAGGTTGTGTTCGCTTGGTAGCTGTTGAGAAGCGGTCTGTTGAAATAGTAACGGAAAAGGTTGACATTTAATGGCTGATAAGTATATGTCGCTACCACCTAAACGGGTAAAGATGAAAGACATCCTTTTACCCGTAGGCACGCGCATTAAATTTACCAAAACGCTCACCAGTGGCCCTGACGAGTTCAGTCCGGGCAACCTGTACGCTGAAAAGGATGATCTAGGTGTGGTTGTGGGTCACGATTGCTGGGAAGGGCATCGCGTGAAATGGGACAAGTGGGATGCACCATTTGGCGCTGTACATGGCGATGAGTTCACGCAATACTACGGAGAAGAATAATGTGTGAAGAAGCTGAATACAGACGTAGGGAAATAAAACATGTGTACGCAATGCTTGAAAATATGATTGAGCAGCGTAACGAGCTAGCTAGCTTGATATATAACGCTGCTATTGGTAAGCTGAGCATGAACGTCAATGCTGATTTGGAAAGCATGGCTGAACGCGTGTACGGAATTACTCATATGACTGCTACCCAAATCGAAGAAGACATTAAACGTCGAAAAGGGGTTACAGATGAATAAGCGCCCATCTATTAAAGTTTTGCCTTTACTGTTCTACAAGTACCAGAAAGGTGAGGGGTTCTTTGCTAAGCACATGAACGAAAGGTACGATTATGAGTTGGGGCATTATTATTACCAGCATTTTGACGCTGTGTTCAACCGTGATGGTATATACTATAACCGTAGAACTGGGGTATGCTGGTTTGAAACTAATGGTAAAGCTTACGTTTGCGACAAGAAAGACTTCTTTAACGCACTAGCTGGCTATGAAGCGGGTGAAAAAGATATAAAGCTGTTTAGACAGTTTAAGCTCATTTATGAATACGATAAAAGCGCTCTTAATAAAGAGCAGATGCAATTTCTTATTCACTATTCAAACAATTTGGAAGTACGTAAGCAAAAGCGCCAAAACTTAAAACGTATGCTTATGTTCAAAAGGCGTCTTGGTTATTGGAGTGGCGAATGAGCTTATCGTTCTTACAAAGCGTAGCGCTGGCAGATGCACAGCACACATTTAGCGCGGAACATAATGTGGTCATGCAACCAAGCCACTTTCGCTTTTCCAATCTAGCTTTTGCCGTGCGTTGTGGTATTCTGCAAATTAACTTGAACCTATCGTAACGTAACACGTAAGGAGAATAAATGAGGGTTAACCTGACTGACCCCAAGAGTGAAACCTTCTGCTGTGGTACACTGTGTGACAAGCGTAAAGCGCAAGCGCATATTGACCACATGCAAAGGGTCATTGATGCGTGCCACCAGCTTCTTAACTATGGAGATATGCCTGAAGACATAGTGGCAGAACTTAAATCGCAATTAAGCGAACTAACAACTAAGGATTAATTATGATTAAGCGTAAATACTTCTTTTCTGTAAGAGTAGCACATAACGATGATAGCGGTGATTATAGCTGGTGGCATGATATGATAACGCGCACATCGCTAATGCCTGAGCAAGAAGCAACCATGGAAGTTATTCGTAGGGAAGCCATGGTAGTGCTTGCAGACCGTGTACCAAGAAGAATTTCACGTACAGATGTGGAATTTGTATCTTTTAACAGAATTTAATAGGTGGTAATATGAAGAACTTTAATGGTGCGTACATACGCTGTGACCTTGGTATACGCAAAATACTAAGCGCTAAACCCATAACCAACCCGCCTACAGTACACAGCGAGTACGTTGTTACCGTTGACGGTGGTAGTATACCTATTGAGTTTAAAGCGTCTTACGCTACGTTACAGCGCATTTGCTGCGAACCTGTGCCTGGCGTTAGCTTACTTGGTAAACCTGTTATTGTATGTGATGAACACGGTTCTGATTTTAACAACCTTAATGACGTATTAGATGCTGAAGCGTACTGGCAAGAGCGCAACCGTAAAACTGAGGTATTTGTGGTCACTAGTGTATCATACCGTAACCTACTAGCGGCGACTGAAGTATGTAGCAATACCACCAGCCATAAACCAACTGAAGTTCGTATTAACCAAGCGTCGGATATGTATTCAACATTTATGTTAGGCTTTTTAGCAAATAATGTTGACCTTTAGATATCCATCTGTATAATAGCTTTTGTGGGTTGCAATGGTGCTCCCACAAATTTAAAGGATATCAAATATGTTAATACTTCCTAAATCTTTACTTGCGGTAGTTGGCGCGAACGACATTGCTTTCCCGTTTAACAATACAGCTGAGATGCTTGAAGCTGCAATTGAGAAGCAAGACGTTGTAACTGTAACGGATTGGGTTCACTTGCATGGCTACGTTGTCGCTACAGGCTGGGAAGGTACGCAGCCACACGAAATGGAAGCGCTAGCTAAGAAGGTATGTGAATTAGGTGATTCGGATTACGAAGGTAGCATTTACATAGTATGACTTTTAACAGGGGTGCGGAAACGCACCCTTTTCAGGAGTGCAAAATGAACACCAATCCTTTAGACGTGCTTGTCACGTTGTGCTTGTCGACGTACCTTGCTAACGGCGATAAAAGCAAAGCTGTTACACGCTTAGCGCGTAAGTATCGCAACCTCAACAAAGGTGACATCGGTTTGTGTACCATGCTCACCACTATTATCAATCATGACAACCCTGTCGCGGTTGTTCGTATTTCCTACTTTAAGCTAATGGGAGTTGAATATGTCGCAAAGTAACCCACACTACGAAGCGCTAGAAGCTATTGAGCACTTTTATGGCAGAAAGCGTGCGGAACGTTCGCGTGTACCCCTTATTAACCACATACACGAAGGGTGTGCAATTATTGACGCGCTGTGCTACACGTGGTTCACATGTCGCAAGCATGAATGCGATATTCTTAAAGCTGCTTTTTGCATTCACCCAATTATACAACCCGATGTACATCGCCCTGAAATGTGGAAACCGCTTGTTGAGCATTTACCCCCACGAGTAGTTGAACTGGCTGTTAATTATTCACGTTGTGCTAATGCGTACCTATGTACGCCCGATAATGATTGGGTAAGCGCCACAGCTGACGTACACGCGAAGGTAAAACCACACTCGCCAACACGTGACACCTACGTTCTGCTAATGGCTGATAAGCTGCAGAACAAGAAGGATTTCATGCGTTACCGTTACGGTAGACACGATCGTAGTGATCAGTTACACTTCTATTTTGAACTATGGTTAAAATACTTACGGGAGTACGTATGAGAAACAATAAAAGGCGTATTCGGGACGGTCAGATACAAGATTGTCTTAATTTTATGGACGCACATAACCACGACGATGCGCCAGATGGTGCGTGGCAAGGTATTCTGGAAAATGCGGTCGATATATTTAACGAAAGCGAAGGGACTGATTTTGACAGTTATGATATGTTTATTATGTGGGTTGAATCACGAGGTACAGACGCAAAATGAAAAGTAAAGTAGAAAAGAGCATTGTTGACCCTACACTATCACCGCGAACACGTGCGATGTGTGGTGGTAAACCTAATTCAGGCAAACTTATTATGTCAGGCCCAATTGAGAAATTGGATAACAAGCACGGGCAGATATTCGCGCATTGTAAAGATGCGATATATACCCTTGTGTTTACTGGTGATGTACTAAAACGGAGCTTCTTAGATGCGTACAATTCGACTAGACCCCAAAAAGCGTGAGCGCTTGATAAAGCTTGCACCTACTGTGACCACACGTCCCGAGCTTGCTAAGGCCGCTAAGGTAAGCTTGTTCACAGTTAACCGTTATGCACAGCACGACGATGAACTCCACCGTATTCTTATCGGTTACGGTAAAGAACGGATGGAAAAGTGGCGTAAAAAGGTCATGGCGGTTAAGTACGCAGTTGAACATGAGAATATGGAAACCGTCAAAGCGTGTAAACTGGTGGGTATAGCAGCGAGCACATATTACCGCGCAGCTGATGTACTTGGTATTGTGGTCAAAACTAAAGAGCGCAGAGCAATTGAACGCTGTGAAGCTGCTCACTATTACCGTAAACAGGGTGTAACCTTACAGCAGGCATGTCGCCAAGCTAAGGTATCACGTTCAACCTACACCAAATGGAAGGAAGAAAATGGGTATTAAAGACACAAATATTTTATTCTGGCTTCGCTTTGCAGCTTATTCACTTTTAATTGGTGGCGGTAGCTTTGTTGTACTTTTGCTGTGCGAGCTCATGTATTTATTAACGCGCTAGCAGCACACAGCGCCATTTTTGCTGGTGGGGTGGTGTGCTAGCTTACCTAACCCCACAAAAACCCCTTAAAATCGCATACAGCGCGGAGCGATTAATGATCTTGTACTACAAACCGTATAGCTTTACTATGCAATCCTTACAACAAAAGAGGAAAGATAAAATGCCTTTGCAAGAACTGAAACAAACACAAAGGGATGCTTGCGTTGCTACGTGTTGCGCCATGTTACTTAACCGACCTGTTGAAGATGTAATTGAAGAATTTCACAAGGAGTTCACCAACTATCTTAAAACGACAGATGGCTATTTAGCTGAGCATGGTGTTAAGGTGCAGCGCACTGAAGACCGAACAACCCTCCTTTTCAATCGGATTTACATGTTGCTCGTACCATCCCTTAACACGCCAGGCATGTTCCATCAAGTGCTTGCAGATACACGACACGGTAAAGTTGTTATTTACGATCCTTCCCGTAATCTACGTTACAGTATGGAACCGGAAGGTGAAATGGAACGTCAATTGCTGTCTTGGGTAATTGATTATGAAGTGGTTGAAGCCCCTGCTCTTAAATATAAGCTTGAGGTGCATTAAATGGGCATACATGTCTTAAACAAGGGTAAAGCGGGTGAGCGGGAAGCTATTAAGTTTCTCCAGCCTATTATCGACAAGGCATACGAACTGGCAGGATTAGAGCCTGTTGAGCTATTTCGTAACCAGAACCAAAGTGCATTAGGTGGGTACGATGTAGACGGCTTGCCTTGGTTAGCGCTTGAAATAAAACGACAGGAAACACTTAACCTCAATGCGTGGTGGAAACAAGTCACAACCGCGTGTGCAGACAATCAAGTGCCTGTTGTTATGTTTAGGCAGAACCGTAAGCAATGGCGCTTCCTTACTGTGGGTTGGATACACACTGGCGGTCAGGGTTATGTAACAGCGCGTGTGGAGTTAAGTAAGGAAGACTTCATTAATTGGTTCGAACAAAGACTTTTACACTATATTGAGGAAACACGTAATGATTAGTATGCTAGCGCACCTAATAGGGTTAATTGGAATGATGCTGGTGGTACTGGCATTTTACCAGACGGTTGAGGGTAAGTGGGACAGCCAAGGCCATACGTTTAATGTGGTCAATTTAAGCGGTGCTATACTTCTGCTTATAAGCTTGATAGTACATTTTAATTTAGGTTCGTTTATAATAGAGCTGTTTTGGATTGCTATAAGCATTAAAGGGCTTGTGCAGTACCACAGGAGGACAACCACTTTAAAAGTTCAAAGTTAGTTGCTTGACACACTTCCTGTATGATGTATAATTAAAGGGTGGCTTCGGTCACCCTTTTTATTGGAGATTTGTAATGCCTTACACGCTTGAAGAGTTATTAGCCATCAAAGACGAAATAACCTTTAATCGAGCTTTAAATAACCTAGACCCGAATGATGACAACTTAGACAAAGTTGCTGAGATTGAGTTCTATCGTACTCACAGTAAATTTTGTGGAGAAGTACGGGTCACATATTACGAGGAAAATTAGTGAAAATTGTAGAAGTAGGTAAACGTGATTTTTGCAATGTATGTCATGTTTTTGGTTGCACGCAAATGATTGAGTTCAGAGCTGTGCTTATTGAAGAAACCCCCATTTTTAATGTCTGCAAAGATTGTGCAGAACAAATTGGGAAACTATCTGAGGATATTAACGAATGACCACATTTAAACCAATGCTAGCAGTGAACAGCAAGCCCGAAGACTTAAAAGAACCACAATACGGTTCGCTTAAGCTTGAGGGTGTACGTGCAATATTTACACCCGAAGACGGGTTGGTGGGACGCAGCCTTAAACCCTGCAATAATCAACTACTTTACGAGCGCGAAGACTTCCAGCGTATTGAGCAGTATTGCAGCGACAACGGCATTTACCTTGAGGGTGAATTGTACGTACACGGTTGGACGTTTAATCGTATTGATAGTTGTATACGCGGCAACGGTAACATAGACGCAAACCAACTTGAATTCCATGTGTTCGACTGCTACGTACCAAGCCAACCGGAAGCAACATTTACACAGCGTATAGAGTTTTACAAGTTCGCTGTAGGCGAGTTACAGCGCTTAGGGTTAACACATGTAAAAGCGTGCCCCCAAACGCTTATGGGCAGCGCTAGCGACATTACAGACGCGTATGTGTGGGCTATTGAAAACGGGTACGAAGGTTTTTGCTTAAAGCGTGCAGACGGTGCATATAAGCATGGTCGCAGCACCCTAAAGCAAGAGCTATTTACACGCATTAAACCCGAAAACACTTATGACGCTGTGGTGCTGGATATTATTGAGCGTTTTGAGAACCTTTGTGAGAGTGAAGTTAACGAGCTTGGTTACTTATACAAGAAGCAGGATAAAGCTCAAAAGCGCGGCACAGGCATGGCTCAGACTGCTGTGGTGTATTGCCCGCAAATTGGTGAAATACACAAAGTATCTCTTACCAAGGGTCTAACGGACGTTGATCGTATGCGTATTTGGGAAGACAGCGAGTTCTACAAGGGTAAAGTGATGCAATACGTTGGCATACCTGTGCCCGGACAAAAAGTACCACGTTCGCCGCGTTTTGATAAATGGCGTTTAGACATAGAAGCTGTTTACTTACGTCACGACCCTAGCGACAGCATTTTAATTGATTGGCAGAATGAAGCTCAGGTTTACATTGACCAAGGCTGCGAAGAAATTACGCGCGAAATGTTTATAGACTTGTATCGAGCAGACTGGTCGCTATCGCATAGTAAGTAAAGTTCATTCGTTGGAATGTTAAAAAGCTCGTAACCTTCGTAACCTGAAAATACCGAGCTCGTAACCTTGTAAGTTATTGTTTTATAAAGGAAAAACTCGATTCGTAACCTCGTAACCTGATTTCGCACATATTGGCCGTATAAACATTCTTATATATGTGTATGGTTACTAGGCTACGAATCACCGTACTAATATCTATCCGGATGTATAAATTAATATAAATAAAAATATATATTTATTATAAATAATTGTTTTTATTAAAGTTTTTATTTGTTAATTTTAAAAAGTTTGCATCATATGATATATTAAATGGCGTAACATTTTAGGTTACTTTTGAGGTTACGAGGTTACTTTGCGCTTAGTCTAGTAAGAACGCTGAAGCAAGCGCACAATATACAGACGTTAAATTGTGGTCACATAGGAGACACAGAAATGGCAAATATAGTACAGATGGACGAACCGCTCACATTTGGTAAGCGTCAGGGTTGGACAGGTAAACAGCTACTTAAAGATCCGAGTGGTTGTAATTACCTTGCGTGGGTGTATAACAACACCGACATTCAAATTGATGCGCGTATTGTTGGTGTGCTTAAGCTTATGGGTCTGATTGAATTTAAACGAATCCGCCTCAATTCGCTTATTGATGGTAAGCGCACAATTCTAAATGAAAGTCAGATGGAAATGGTGCAAGACAATATTGATAAGTTACGTGAACGCTTAGCAATAAGCTCGCATGATGCCCTTGCAAGAACGAGAGTAGCATGGCCAGGCTCCTTTACTTTGCAAGGTGGTGATAGTGTGAACACCAACTTTGACGCTGAAAAACTAAAGGAAGCTATGGTGCGTGTGGGTAATGCTAGCGTGCTTATTGGTCGTGAGGTTAACGTGGGAGTACCTGTATCACCTAATTGCAGAAGTGCAATTAAAATCACAGGTTATTAATTAAACTTGGTTCCGGACAGTTGACGGGTGCGATTCTATTAAGCTAGTATGCGATGATAATAACTAGATTTTAGAATTAACCCCGTCAAACAAGGAACTAAAGATGACTTACGATCCTAACGCGTTTGTCACTGGAGAAGTTTCCTATACAGATAGCGAAAAAGAACTACGTGACAAATTCATAGTTGAATATTTAAGGGATTATAATTCCTATGCGGCTTGTGTGCGTTTAGGGTACATGGACGAAATGGCTCTGGAAGAAGCGCAAAAGCTAATGGAAGAGCCCTATGTGAAGCGCGGTATTGCAGACGCAGAAGCTGCCCGAGCTGTTCACCTAAGCAGTAAGAAAGACGCAGATTTAAGCAAGCTACCTGACGGGTTTGTTCCCCACGAAGAAGAAACTGACCGACAACGTATTGTGTCGGGTTTATTCCGAGAAGCATTTTACAAGGGGCCAGGCTCAACCCATTCATCCCGCGTAGCAGCATTATCCGCCTTATCCAAAATCTACAAGCTAGATAAAGAAGAAGAGAAAGTAGCTGAAATCGTTAGCCGTGTTATGGTTGTCCCTGCTGTTGGTAATGTTGACGACTGGGAACAAGCGGCATCCGAACAACAAGCAGAACTGAAACGGACGGTAACACAATGACCCCTAAACGTATTACAGTACATTCCAGCGCTACACAGCCTAAAACATACCTGACAGCAGACGATATCCGCAAAATGCACCTTAAGCGTGGGTGGAGTGATATTGGATACCACTTTGTTATTCGTACAGACGGGGCTGTGGAGCGCGGCAGGCCACTTACTAAGCAAGGGGCGCACGTATACGGTCATAATAAAAATAACGTTGGAATCTGCCTTGTAGGTGGCATAGACGAACGAGGTGTGGCTGAGTTTAACTATTCAGGCGCACAGTTGCACGCCCTGTATGCTCTGATATGTGAGCTGTGTGAGGATTACGGAATTCCATACGAAAAGGTATGTGGTCACAGGGATTACAGCCCCGACACAAACAACGACGGAAAAATTACACCAGATGAGTATGTAAAAGAGTGTCCGTGCTTTGATGTTCGTGGTTGGTTTATTCGTAAACTTCAATCTGATGGGGTAGAATTATGAGCTGGTGGAATCCTTTAAGCTGGGGAGATAAAGCTGCCGACAACGTGCTGGACAAAGATAAAGGGCTCGCTGTAAAGTTTGGGGGGTTTGTAAACGATTTGCATTACAGCGATGCGGAGAAAGCGAAGGACAACCAGACTGTAATCGAGTTTGCAATGCAACGTCTTAAGCTGCTAGAGCCTTTTAAAATAGTTCAGAGGGTAATAGCGGGTGCGACGTTGTTCCTATGGCTTTTTGTGGGGCTTAATGTGTGTGTTTCGATATGGGTACATGCAGCCACTAAAGAAATAAAAATAATAGATGGTAAAGAAGTTGTCACCTCAATTGATGCGCGAACTGATTTTTTAGAGTTTGCCTTTAGTGACTATGTATTTTGGCCTGTTATATGTGTATTTACGTTATACTGTGGTGGCGGTGTTGCACGGTATTTCAGGAAAGACAACCAGACCGATTAATAAGGGCGCGGCTATGCCACACAATAAGATCACGATAATTGAAACTATACTTTTCGCAATTTTTGCGGGGGCGGGTGGTATGTTATCTTATTTACTCAAATCTATAAGTAGAAACGAGCAACCAAAACTAACAAGAGCGACAATTGAAGCAATGTCTTCAGCGTTCGTTGGTCTTATTGCTATGTTGGCATGTAAGGCTATGGATGTTGATGTTTACTGGTCAGGTGTCATTGTGGGTGTGTTTGGTTGGATAGGGGCTGAGACAAGTATGCTTGTCTTTACCCGCTTAGTTAAATCACGTTTAGGATTAGGTAGTAACGATTCATGCAAAAAACCTTAACGGATTTAAGTAGCATTGAAGTTGTATGGGAGCCACAGCCGGGCTCTCAAACGCTTGCAATAAGCTGCCCATGTAATCACATCCTAATGGAAGGGACACGTGGGGGCGGTAAGACTGATAATCAGATTATGTTTTTCAGAAGGTTTGTTGGTATTGGGTACGGTGCATTTTGGCGCGGAGTTATATTTGACCGAGAATACAAAAACTTAGACGACCTTATTGTAAAATCACAACGTTGGTTTAAGCAGTTCGACGACGGTGCTAAGTTTTTAAAAGGTGGCGGCGATTATAAGTGGGTCTGGCCTACAGGTGAGGAGCTGCTTTTCCGTCAAATGAAAACCGAAGACGATTACTGGAAATACCATGGTCAAGAGTTCCCTTATATTGGGTGGAACGAATTAACCAAACAACCAAATTCGAACTTGTACGATATGATTATGTCCTGCAACCGTTCAAGCTTTCTACCAAGGGAGCATACTCCGCGTGAGCTGCTCACGTTTGATAATGAAGGTAATATTATTGACGGGTTATTACCTGAACTCCCTTTGGTAGTTTTTTCTACTACGAACCCTTACGGCGTCGGACACAATTGGGTGAAACAACGCTTTATTGACCCCGCGCCTGCTGGTAAGGTTGTTCGCAATACTAAAAACGTTTTCAACCCACGTACACAGAAGCGGGAGAATATCACCAAGACCCAAGTACGCATATTTAGCTCATACAAAGAAAACAGATTTCTGTCACCTGAGTACGTACTAGAGCTTGAGTCCATTACAGACCCGAACAAGCGTAAAGCTTGGTTGGAAGGGAATTGGGACATTACGTCTGGCGGTATGTTTGACGATGTGTGGTCAACTGAAGCTAATGTAATAGACGGTTTCCGCATACCTGACGAATGGCGTATATTTAGATCGTTTGACTGGGGTTCAAGTAAGCCTTTCAGCGTAGGCTGGTGGGCTGAAAGTGATGGTAGTGATTACCTTGACCACAATGGGCATTGGCGTTCAACTGTGCCTGGCGACATATTCCGCATTGCAGAATGGTACGGCTGGAACGGTGTTCCTAACGAAGGTTTACGAATGCTTGCTGGTAAAGTAGCTGAAGGCATTATTAGGCGTGAGCTTAAGTGGGGTATATATGGTAGATGTAAGCCTGGCCCAGCTGATGGTAGTATATGGGACGATGTCAACGGCGTCTGTATAGCAAGAGATATGGCTAAAAAGCGCAGGGTTGACGGTAAGCTGCGAAAAGGTGTAGCATTTAGTAGGGCCGACAAATCGCCTGGCACACGTAAAGGCGGATGGGAAATGATGCGTATAGCTATATCTAACGCACACCCTAACGAACATGGATATCCGAGGGAAGAGCCCGGCTTATTTGTGTTTAGAAATTGCGATCAATTTATACGAACTGTTCCAAGCTTACCTCGTGACACAGTTGATATGGACGATGTAGATACAGATGCTGAAGACCATATTGCGGATGAAAGTCGTTACGTTGTGTTAAGTTGCGGTAACAGGTTTAGAGCTGCTTCAACTACTGGACACTATTAAAATGACTATCGAAGTTAAAAACAAAACTCAGGCGCTATTAACTAACGCCCATCCCCTGTACACAGCTATGCAAGAAGTCTGGGAACTTGGGCGGGATAGTTTTGGCGGTGAGCCTGCTATCAAAGATAAGCGGGATAAATACTTACCACCGACATCAGGTATGCGAAATGATGGGTTCGGTAAGGTTGCAAATAGTGAAGGTGATCTTGCGTACGAAGCTTATTTAATTCGCTCATACTACCCTGACACTTACGCTGAAGCTGTGGAAAGTGCTGTTGGCGTTATGCACCGTAAACCGGCTCAAATTGAGCTACCGAAACGAATGGAAAGTTTGTTTGATGTCGCTACCAATGACGGTGAAGATTTGCAATTGCTTTTACGCCGTATTAACGCAATGCAACTTACGGAAGGGCGGCTTGGGTTACTTGGCACACTTGAAGAAGTAGACGGTAAGGTTATGCCGAAGCTTATTGTCCATAATGCGCTGTCTGTTTTTAATTGGGATGACACCCTTAACCAAGATGCTGGACAAAACTTACGCTTCATTGAAATTAATGAAAGTGACTACAAGATGTCACCAAGCTACTCATGGGAATGGAAAAACAAAGTTCGCGTGTTAGCAATCATAAACGCTGAAGGTCAGATAGTTGGTTTTGACGAAGAAGGTGAGCTTGAAAGTGGTGTATACGGTTATGCTATACTTGACGACACTCAAGCGGAACTTCAGTCTGCGACGTTTGAAGAAATAACCTACAAAGGCACTGAGCTTGATCGTATACCATTTACGTTCATTAATAGTAAAGACTTAAGCTGTGTTCCAGACAAACCCCCTTTAGATGGGCTTGCACGTCTAGCGTTAGCTATTTACAGGGGCGAGGCGGATTACAGACAGAACTTATTTATGCAAGGACAAGACACATTAGTTCGTATTGGCTTTGTGGAAGGTACAGATGAGAATGGCGACAAAATACGTACTGGCGCTGGCGCTGCAATTGATGTTCCTGTTAATGGCGATGCTAAGTATATCGGCGTGGATGGTAGCGGTCTAAGTGAGCAGCGAGAGTCGCTTAAAAGCGATTATGAAAAAGCTGATAAAAAGACAGCTAAACTTATGGCTAATGGTAGTAACGAAAGCGGTGAAGCGTTAAAAGTACGGGTCGCAGCTCAAACAGCAACTTTGCCACAAATAGCTGAAACTGGTGCAGCGGGTCTTGAAAAGGTTCTGCGTGACTTAGCTGTGTGGCTGGGCGAAGACCCAGACAAGGTTGTGGTCAAACCAAATCTTGAGTTCGCTGGTACTAACGGTGACGGTCAGACACTTACACAAATTGTACAAGCTAAGACGCTTGGCGCACCTATTAGCGAGCAGTCGATTCACGCATGGATGGCTGAGCAAGGTTTTACAAACCTGTCTTATGAAGAGGAAATGGCTTACATAAGCGGGGAGGAGCCCAAAGTATAATGGCTACTACAATTAAGACGGTGACGGGTGAAAAAGCTCGTCACGTTACTGCTAAGGTAGACGCTAAAATAGACGACAGAATTAAAGAACTTCGGTCTATGGGTGTTAATAGCGTTGAAGCTATTACCGTTAAAGACGGTAAACCAAGGAGTATAATCCGTGCCTAAAATAAACATGAACATGAGGTCACCGGATTTGCCCGAATGGTTTGACGGTGTCCTTGAAGACGTATATGTACCAATGATCGAAAAGGTATCAGCGGTTTTAGCTGAACAATATGGTGTTGATGCTAAAGCACCAGCTGAAATCCAAGATGCTATGCGTCAGGGGTACATAGACGATGTTGAATGGACGGTAACTGTGCAAGCTAATGACCGTGGCGCTGCTGTTAATATTGTGGGCCCGGGCGTTACCATTCGTAGGCAAATTAACAAAAGCAGGGGTTTCATATATCATGCTTATTTTGAACTAGACCCTGAGCTTCAGGGTAAAGGTATTGCCACGCACGTGCTAGAGAGTACCGTAAAGCTTAAAAATAAGACGGGTATATCTAAAGTTACACTAAATGCAAACATTGACGTAGGCGGATATGCTTGGCTTAGAAAAGGTTTCTTCCCTAGCGATGGCCTTGAAGACCTGTTAGCTGAAGCGCGTAGCGTTGCACGGCGTACACAAAACAGAGTTCTTTATGAGGAATTTGAAAAACTGTCGAAGCGAATGAGCCAAAAGGAACTTCGGGGTTACTTTTTGAGCGACGATTTTAGGAAGTACAAGGATCTGTTCTTGGGTACAATGTGGAACGGGGAGACCAACCTAAATGACCCAATTTCAGAAACGGCTTTTACTAAGTCCGCAAAGAGCGCATACGAAATGTTTGCACGTGGTATAGGTACGCCAACCACAGCCAACGAAAAGGTTCTAAGCGGGTTAGTTAGACATCAGACCTATTTAATGCGCTATGCGGCCGCTCTGCGAAACGGTAGCATTAGTGAGCTTCAGGACACTGAAGCTGAATTGCGTAAATACCTCATGTATTTTGCAGATGGCATGGAAGGGATTAGTGTAACAAGTAAAGAAGCTGAAAAGGAATTTAAACGACTTGAAAAAGACATATACGCGCTAAGGGAAGAAGCATGGGACGAAATTAGAGATAGCATTCCAGAGGAGATGCTTGCGTATGCTAAATATGAAGCGGGTGCAACTTTGGCAATTATTGAGGGTGCTTTCCCTGTTGCGTTAGGTTTGCAACCATTAAGCGCTGACCATATAAAGCGCATAGTCAGCGCACAGCCGTTTGAAGGTCGTACCCTGCGGCAATGGTTAAGCTACAACCAACAAATCGACACACAGCGCATTACGCGGGCTGCTAAAATGGCAATTGTGAACGGTGAAACCCCTACACAGGTGGCGCGTGCAGCTTTAGGGACTAAACAGCTCAATTACAAAGACGGTAAAGCGCGTAAGGCTTTTAACGATATTGAGTCCGTTTACCTAACAGTAACGAACGGTATCAACAACCAAATTAAGTCGGACCTGTATGCGGAGAACAGCGACATAATTGATAAAGTTATGTTTGTGGCCACATTGGACGTCCGTACGACATTTGAATGCGCTGGTAACGATGGGAAAGTGTTTAAGTTAGGGGAAGAGCCCAAGCCACCGTTACACTTTAGATGTCGGTCTTTACTAGTGCCATATATTAACCCTGATAACTTAAACAGACGTGGATTTGACGCGAGTACAGAAAAGCAACTTCTTAGGGAGTTTAGCGAAGAAAACGACTTGGGACAAATTCGTAGTTATGATACGTTGCCTAAGGGGTACAAAACAAAGTACAATGCCTGGGCACGTAAACGAAAACGTGAACTAGTTGGACAAGTGCCAGCAACACAAAACTTCGATACTTGGTTGCGTAACCAACCCCTAGAATTCCAGAACGAATACTTGGGGCCCGGGCGAGCTGAGATTTTCCGTCAAGGTAAGCTCACTCTGGACAAGTTTGTGACTCGTGATGGGTACGAACTTACTATTGAAGAACTTAAAAAGCTTGCAGAAAAAGCTTAATTACAATCAACATGAACATGGGTTCATAGGAGTAACAAATGAAAAAGCAACTTCTTTTACACACGGCAATTTTAAGCGCATTAGCGGTATCAGCACGTCCAGGCGACGATGGTGATATTATGCTTAATACATCTTATGATAGCATTGACTCTGTACCTGAAAACTTCCGTTCCCTATATAGCGAGCAAGATGGTAAAGCGGTGTTGAGCAAGGTTGTCGGTTTGAAAACACAAGACGACATTAACCGCTTGCAAGGTGCGCTAGAAAAAGAGCGTAACGACCACCGTCAGGTGAAGTCTATGCTCGGTAAGCTTGGTGATCGTAGTATTGACGATGTGCTTGCTGACCTTGACCGTTTACCAGCGCTTGAAGCCGCTGCTAAGGGTGCGGACAACATTGACGAGCAAATTGCTGGTCGATTGCAACAAGAAACAGCTCCGCTCAACCGTAAGCTTAACGAGTACGAAGGTAAGATTGAAGAGCTTAGTACGTCATTGCAAGAATATAAGACACGTGAAATCCATCGGGATATCAACGATGTTGTTGGGAAGTTTGCGACAAAGTCAAAAGCAATTCCGGAAGCTATTGAAGACATCCAATTTATGGCGCGTAGTATCTTTGAAAAGAACGAAAGTGGTGATGTGGTTGCTAAAGCTGGTATTCCAGGCGTTACGCCCGGCATTACACCTGAAGTCTGGCTTGTGGAGCTGCAACAAAACAAACCTTACTTGTGGCCACAATCTAACCTTCCACAGATGGGTAAAAGCGGTAAAGTTGTTGGCGGTAACAACCCTTGGAGTAAGGACAGCTGGAATATGACCGAGCAGGGTAAGATTCTACGCGAGAATAGACAGAAGGCTGAGCAACTAGCTGCTCAAGCTGGTACAACTATTGGCGGTCAGCGTCCAAATTAATTTAAAATAAAATTTGCCTATCTGTTAGCAGATTTTATATATTAAAGCAACTGGAGCCGTGATGGTGAAAGTTGCTTTTTTTTGTTTTAGCCGCGGTCATGGGATTCGCTGCTACAAATTATGAACACAATCATTTTTTAAACGCCAATCCCTTTAGGAGGACACAATGGCTAAGCTATTAATTACAGGGGCTATGCCTGCTATTGCAGTGGCACTTCGCTCACTACGAGCTGGTGACGATGGTACTACTCAGGTGGAAGATGTAATCGTACCGGAAATTTTCACTAGTTACGTGCAGCAAATTACCGAAGAAAAATCCCGTCTAATCCAGTCTGGTGCGATGGTAACTGACCCAATGATCAGCGAAAAGCTTGCTGGCGGCGGTCTTACTTTTAACATTCCTTCTTGGCAGGACCTTGCGAACGAAGAAGAGAATATTTCTGGTGACGCTGAAGACGACGAATTCACTGGCGGTAGCGCTAACAGCCGTCCGAAGAAAACTAAGTCTGGTAAAGAAGTGGCGACCCGCTTGTCACGTAACCAATCTTGGTCTTCAACTGATCTAGCGTCTGACTTAGCTGGTTCTGACCCGATGAATTCAATTGCCAACCGTGTTGGTGGTTACTGGACTCGACGTCTACAGGCTGCTTTTGTTGCAACCGTTAACGGTATTTACGCAGCTAACGACAAATCTGGCAACCCGCACCAAGGCGACATGACAAACGACATTTCTAGTACAGCATACAGCAAAGGTGTTACCGACTTTAATGCTCCGGCATTTATTGACGCTGCTGTTACTATGGGTGACAGCATGGAAGATCTTGGCATGGTAATGATGCACTCGATTGTATACGCTCGAGCGCAGAAGAACAACCTTATCGAGTTCATTCCTGATGCACGCGGTGAAGTTAACATCCCTACGTTCCTTGGACGTCAGGTAATTGTTGATGATGGTGTAACTACCGATAACGCTGGTGTGTTCCACACTTGGTTGTTCGGACGTGGTGCGTTCCGCTTCGGTTCTGGTTCACCTAAAGTGCCAACTGAAACTAAACGTTATCCTAACTCTGGTAACGGCGGCGGTTCTGAAGTTCTTTACAACCGTGTTGAGTGGTGTATCCACCCTACTGGTTACAAGTTCGCAATTACTCCAGACGAAGGTGGTCCGTCGAACGCTGCTACTGCTGGCGGCCTGGCGAACGAAGATTCCTGGACCCGCGTTTACCCTGAGCGTAAGCAAATTAAGATGGCGCGTTTAATTACACGTGAATTTTAATTTAACTGGCAAGGGGGCATAAGCTCCCTTGCAAGTATCTAAGGAGACATTATCATGTCACAAAAGCTTATTGAAGCTCTTCAGTCGTTAGACACACAAAACGACGACCATTGGACGCAAGACGGTTTACCGCGTCTTGACGTACTTAAGAATGCTATGGGTGAATCTGTTAGCCGGGGCGATATTGCTGCTGTATCTAAAACGTTTAACCGTTTTAACGCTGTGATTGAGGCTGAAGAAGGTGAAGCAGATGAACAAGCGGAACAAGAGACGCAACCTGAAGCGGAAACAGAGGTCAAGGAGACTACAACAGAACCACCTGTGGTCACTGACACCGAAGTAGAAGGTAAGTTAAGCGAAGCAGCTAAAGCGGAAATGGAACTTTCCGAAGCGCGTATAGCGCTAACTGAAGCTCAGAAGCGTTTTAAAGCTGCTCAGGTGAAAGCTGACGAGTTCCGTCGCGCTAAAGCCAATGACCAGCAAAAAATTCCGCCTCACCTAGCTATCAAAGCTTTCCAACGTTCGCAGCAAGCGCAGCGAGCCAAAGAAGTTGGCACAGCGGAAGCCTTCAGAAAACTTACTCAAGGTGCTACACCTGAGGAAGTTGCAATGATGAAACAAAGTCTTAACGACATTTTGTAATTGCTTACGCCCAGAAACAAGCAAACACAGCTTAGGTACACAGCTACAACGGCAAAAAGTAATACCTAACTGACCCTAAGTAATTAAAAACCCCCTTACGTTCGCGCATAGGGGTTTTTTATTGGCTGTTGTTTTATCCTGCTTTAGCTTGACTTTTATGTTAACCTGTAACACAGGTGAGATAAGAAGGGTAATGTGATGACTTTTAAAGTAGAGGATGGCACAGGGCTTCCGGATGCTACTAGTTATGTGGACGTTGCTTTTGCGGATAGCTATTTTGAACGCATAGGGTTTACAGCTTGGGCGTCAATGGAAATACCAGCAAAAGAGAACGCGCTAATGAACGGAACTGAGTACGCTGACATTCGTTGGGGTTCGCGTATCGGTGGCACACTGTTAACGCTTGCACAGGCGTTACAGTTCCCCCGCAAAGGTTTGTATGACCGAAATTGGCGTCCGGTGACAGGTGTTCCATTAAACTGGAAGAAGGGCGTGTGTGAATATGCAATGCAAAGCACTAAAGGTCCGTTAATTAGTGACACCCTTAGCGCTGACGCCGCTTTAACAAAGAAAAAGGTTACTGTGGGCCCAATTACTACCGAAAAGGAATTTGCAGACCCTACGTCAAAAGGTGCGCTTCCGACGTACCCTAAAGCTGACGCATTCCTTAGGGGTTTCATGTCGGGTGGTGGTTCGAACGCTAAAGTAATAAGGAACTAACATGTCTAGTGATGCTTTTTATAACGAACTGTTACCCGAAATAAACGCTACAATTGACGAATTTGGAACTTCATTTGTTGTCAAAACGCCAGGCTCGTACAATGAGGATATGAGCGTGTCACCAGATACGGAACGAACCGTTCAAGGTGTGGTTGCAGACCAAAACTTCCAGTTCCCGTTAGGCTCAATCGGTTCATCCGGTTCACAGGGGCAGAATGCTAGTTGGTCTAACCGGAAGCAAGTCTTATTGAAAGCAGAAGCCGACATTAAGGAAAGTGAGCATTTAGTTTTTGAAGGTAATGCTTACCCGTTAAACAAAGCGCAAACCATTAAACCCGCTAATGTCGTTCTTTTGTATATTGTGGATGTAACGCGATGAGTTTTGGTTGGGATATTACTTTCTTTACCGCTAAGACAATAGATAAAATGAATAAGGTCATTCGTATGAGTGCATATGACCTTTTCGCTTCCATTGTTTTGGAAACACCAGTAGACAAAGGTGTCCTTCGGAATAACTGGTTTGCTTCTATTGACGCCCGAAGCGGGGAAACTACTACGGAAAAAGATCCTAGTGGTGCAGCTACCACAAACCGCATTAATGAAGTGTTGAAGAACGTAAAGCTGGACGACCTCATATACCTTTCTAATAACCTAGCTTACGCATTACCGATAGAGTTTGACGGACATTCTGGTAAAGCACCTCACGGGATGGTTCGTGTTAACACTGTACGCTGGGAAACCATTGTAGCTAACAACGTGAGGAGATTCAATAAATGAGCGCGTTTTATAAAATTGAAAGAGCTTTGCTAGACAGCGTGAGAGCGTTGGAATTGCCCCTTGATATGGAGTTCCCGAATATGGATTTGGACTCTGACGCTAAGGGTGACGCATGGGCGAAAGTGAGTATCCTTACCGCGCAAACCACTGTGGCCACATTAGGCTCAGACGGTGAGGACAATAATCCGGGCATTTTACAGATTGACGTAAACGTATTACGCGGCAAAGGAACGAAGCGTATGCTGGACTTAATTGATACCATTTGCACATTTTACACAGCAGGAAAAGCTTTGCAGTTTGGGGGTGAAACTGCTAAAGTTACTAACGCCTCCGTGAGCCCCTTGCGTTATGTGGACGGGTATGCTAGGAGGTCCGTTTCAATTACTTACTACTCTAGAACATTTAGGAGCTAAACATGGCTGACGGTAGCAGACACAAGCTGTATTCTGTAGCTGAAGCGGTGCGAGGTAGTACACCCTCTAATCCCGCTTTGCAGAGTATGCGAATTACAGGTACGACATTAGGCCTGGCAAAAGATTCATTACAGTCAAATGAAATTCGTTCGGATCGTCAAATTGCTGACTTCCGCTTAGGTGCAAACCAAGTGGGCGGTGACGTAAACTTTGAATTAAGTTACGGCACTTTTGACGAATGGTTTAAAGGGGTTCTTTGTTCACCTGATTGGGCGGGTACACCTGAAGAAATCAAAGGTGGTGTAGATCGCCATTCCTTTACATTAATTCGTAAGTTTGAAGACTTAAGTCCAAGTCAGAAACCTTACTATATTTATCGCGGGTGTGAGTTTACTCAGCTTCAACTTACAATCACTGCTAACGCTATGATTACGGGCACACTTACAGTGTTCGGTCAGTCACAGGAATTAGCAAGTGACTTAAGTGCGTTAGGTACACCAACATTCCCAGCCGCTACGACAACCAAACCGCTTGACACCTTTACGGGTTCACTTGAGGAAGGTGGTGATTCCTTGGCGGTTGTTACAGAAGTGACGCTAACCCTACAGAACACGGTAGCGGCTCGCTTTGTAGTTGGTTCTAAAAACTCAATCGCACCGTCAATTGGACGTTCAAACCTAACAGGTAACATGACAGCGTTCTTTGAAGATAGTACGTTAGTTGAAAAGTTCATTAATGAGGAGGAAAGCTCGCTCGTTCTTAACTTGTTCGACGTTGATGGTAATCAGCAAACGTACAATATCCCGCGTATTGTTTACACAGGCGGTCAACCTGATGTAACTGGTGAAGGTCCGATTACGCTATCTATGCCATTCCAAGCTCTACTGGATGCGGCTTCAACGGAAACCAACATTGTAATACAACGTACACCTAATACACCATAAGGAATAAAACAATGCAAGAATTTTTTACCCGTCAGCTTGCTAACGAAGGCAAAGAACTTCCTTTATATCTACCGTCCGGTGAGAAAAGCGAACACAAGATTCGCGTTCTCGGGGTAGACAGTGACAAGTTTAAAAGTAAAGAAGCTGAGTCTAAAAAGATAGCTGCTGAGCTAGCTGCTTTGGACGACAATGAAGAAAGACGAGTTGCGATTGAAGATTTGCAACTTAAGCTGATAGCTACTTTGGTTATTGGTTGGACTTTTGACCAAGAATGTACGGAAGAAAATGTGGTCAATTTCCTACGTGAAGCTCCGCAAATAGCTGACGCGATTAACAGATTTGCGGGGAACAGAAAAGCTTTTTTCAGCTAAAGGCTAAGCAGATCTACAAGTGGTGGGAGGAAGAAATTAAACTTTCCCTTCCACCAAAAGGCTCTAAAACGCCATTACGAGAACATTTATTGCAGGTAAAAAAGCAGACAGGTAAAACGCCTCAAATGCTTAAGGATCAACCGAAGCTAGACCCCGAATGGAAATACTTGGTTGACTGGTACGTGGAAGTCCGAGGGACAGAACCTCTTACATTTACCGAGATAAAGAACTGGTCTGATTTAGCTTGCGTCAACTTGGCTCACTGGGAAGTGAACATAATAAAAACTTTAGATAGAATTTACTGGAAACAGGTGTACGACAATGGCTGAAGATATAGCGCGTTTAAGTATTAGAGTTAATAGCTTGGAAGCTAGCTTAGCCGAAAAACGTCTTAAGGGTTTAGGCGACCAAGGTGTAAAAACGGAAAAAGCTACGAATGGTTTAATAAGCACCTTCGTTCGCTTTGCTGGCCCTGCTGCCGCTGCTGCTGCTGCTGTGGGTGGTTTAAGCAAGGTTATTAATGTTACCCGTGAATTTGACGTTCTCAACGCACAGCTGATTACAGCGACAGGTAGCGCGGAAGGTGCTGCCGTTGCTTTTGAAGCAATACAAGATTTTGCAACACAAACTCCATACGACCTTCAACAAGCGACAGAAGGCTTCACCAAACTTGTTAACTTAGGTTTAACCCCTAGCCAACGCGCTATGGTGAGTTATGGCGATACAGCATCCGCAATGGGTAAAGACCTTAACCAAATGGTTGAAGCTGTTGCAGATGCTGCAACGGGTGAGTTCGAGCGTCTTAAAGAATTCGGTATTCGTTCTAGTAGACAGGGCGATCAAGTTAAGTTCACGTTCAAGGGCGTGACCGAAACTGTTAAAATGAACGCTGCTGATATTGAAGAGTACCTTATTAAGTTAGGTGAAAATAACTTTGCTGGTGCAATGGCTGAGCGCATGAAAACGCTCGACGGTGCAATATCTAACCTCGGTGATAGCTGGGATGCAATGTTCCTTACTATCTCGAACACAGGTATTGGTGACACCATTGAGAGCGGGGTTCGGTTGGCCACAGATGCTATTCAGGAAATAACAGACCTTATTGAGAGCGGCCAGTTAGGTGCTTACTTCGATGCTTGGACTACACAGTTTGAGTCTATGGGTGAGGGTGTAGCAGACGCACTTAGTTTTATTACAGACTTGTGGTCACAAGTACCGGACGAATGGAAGCAATATGGAAGTGAGGCTATTGATAGTATTATTGACGTGTTCAAGTACCTTCCGCTTAATATTAAAACGTATGTTAAGTTAATTGGCGTTGAGCTAAGTTCAATAGCGCAATATGGGAAAATATACGGCGAATATGCGGTAGAATACTTTATTGCAGCTTTCGACAAACTTGTTGCTAAATCTAAAGCGTATGGTAAAGCTATTGGGGAAGCGATTGACCCGTTCGGTGACGGTGCTTTTGACTTAGATGCTGAGTTAGCACGTATAGACCAGAAATTTAAGGATAGCACTGAGGGTAGACTTAAAGCTGCGAAAGCTGCTGCTGACGAGCAGACACAGCAAAGACGTGACGCACTTACTGAACTATTTAAAGAGCGTGACGCGGTTATTAAAACAACCGAAGAAAAGATTAACGCGGCTGACAAATTACGCGAAACTTACGAAAAGGAGCGTGAAGCCCGTCGTAACGCTGAGGGTGACAAAACAGCGGGATTTAAGTCTGGCGGTAGTGGTGAAGGTGAGGAAGAACCCGTAGCGGTTAACAAGGACTTGGACAGTGTTATTAAGTCATTGCGTACTGAAGAGGAAGCTATCCAGGAAAGCTACGATAGACGCTTACAAATTATACTGGACAACACCGAAGAGGGAAGTAAGCAGCAACAAGAGCTTAAGCAGCGCTTGGACGAAAAGTTTGCGGAAGAAGCTCTTGGTGAGTTTGGTGAAAGCGATAGCTTTGAAGACGAGCTTGAGCGTATTAACGAAGAATGGGAAGCACGTAGAGAGCTTATTCTAAATAATACGCAGCTCACCGAAGAGCAGCGTACAGAACTTGAAGAAAAGCTTACCAAAGAGCGTAATGAGCGCGTCAAGGCGTTAGAAGACGCTAAGATGCAAAATACGCTAGGTGCTACTTCAGATTTATTTGGTAGTCTTGCTGGTTTAGCCAAGACATTCGGTGACGAACAAAGCGACACATACAAAGCTATGTTTGCAGTAAGTAAAGCTTTCTCAATTGCAGAATCAATAATGGCAATCCAGACGGGTATTGCGAACGCTGCTGCCTTACCATTCCCCGCTAACATACCCGCAATCGGAAGCGTAATTACAGCGACAGCAGGCGTCTTAAGCACCATACAGAGTACGAACTTTAGTGGTGCATATGACCAAGGCGGACAAATACCAGCGGGCTCTGTGGGCTTGGTTGGTGAGTTTGGTCCGGAGCTTGTTAGCGGACCCGCACAGATTATGGGTCGCAAACAAACAATGGATGCTATACGTGGTCAAGACGCGGCCAATGACGGTGGGACAAAGACTGTATACGAGAAGACAGACCTTAACTTAACTGTTCAGGGGCTGTACGAATCACCTGAGCAACTAATACTCGCTAACAGGGATCTTATTGTTAGAGTTGTATCTGATGCGAAGCGTAGAATGGGAGAATCATTTTAATGGCCACATTACCTGAGCAATTTCATATAGCGGAAGTAGAGCTTATTGACCGTCAAGCTTATGTTGGTAGCAGAACTCGCTCGCTAATACCGCTACAACGCAAGCTAACGGGCCAAGCTTACGACTTTAGGGTACGGTCAACCCTAATGGACGCTATGGAGTTTAAACCCGTTATAGCGCGTTTAAGCGCGATACAGCGTAGTAACGACACGATACAAGTGTCGTTACCTATTTACAGTGAAAGTGAATCAGGTAACAAGTTCACTTCAGAAGCAGCTACAACGGGTCAATACAAAGTTAATCTAGGTTCAACAGATAAAATTGGGATAGGTGACTTTTTCACTTTTATGGGGCACAATAAAGCGTACCAAGTGACGGATATTGTTGGAAATGAAATTGAATTTGCCCCGAACTTAGTTGCAAACGTAACAAATTCAGAAGTTTTAATTTTTAACGGCATGAAATTCAGCTTTTATTTACAGGGCAGACCTCAACGATATTCAATTGCAGGCGGGGACAACCTAATGGAAATCGAACTAGAACTTGTAGAACGCTGGATATGAAAAATTACACACCTGAAATAAAGCAAGCAATCGCAGACGGTATGCCCATCGTCTCTTTGCTTGCTTTTAACCTTGTGCAAGGCACGACACGCCTTACCAGTGCAGCGCACGATATTATATACAACCATAACACTTATCTTGCAAGCGGTTTGCTACTAGACATCCCGTCTAAAACGGATAGCAGACAATTAGAAATTGACAGTTTCACCATAGAAATTTCCGCTGCTGACCCAACAATGTTAGCATTCTTTAGTAACGCGAACCAAATGAACCGCAAGGTGACAGTTAAAGAAGTAATTCTTGACGACGAACATAAAGTAATTGGCGAGCTAGTTTCTAAGAGCTTCATCATTACTTCTTGGTCTGATTCGGACGGTAATAAGGATGCTTCCATATCTGTTGAGCTTACAAACTGGATAAGCTATCTGAAAACAATACGTGGCATACGTACCACACAAAACAGCTTCGCTCGTTTTTACCCAAATACGACAAGCTTCATTAATGCGAAAGACTTAGAATTAGATAAAGTATGGGGCGGTGAGTAATGGGATTCCTTAGTAAGATAGCAAAGCCTTTTACATCCTTATTAGGGGTAATAGTAAAGCCGATAAGTAAGCTTCTTAAGAGCTGGATGCAGCCCGACATGCCTAAAAAGCAGGGCTTAAAACTTCAGCGTATTGGGAGTAACAAGTCCATACCCGTTGTATACGGCACGCGCATCGTCGGTGGCATAGTAGTAGACAAAAATGTCGTAGACGGTGCCCTTAAGTTCGACATACTAGGTATACCAATTAATCTTAAAAATGGAAATAAGAACGGCATTCTTAGCTATTTGGTTGTATTCTGCCACGGTGAGGTGGATGCGATTGAAGAATTCTACTTCAACGATATACCTAGTACGGACAAACGTTACGCGAAAGATAACGGTGAAAAGTGGTTTGCTATAGATTACAGGCTAGGTGGCGAAGACAATAATGTGGCCATGGAAGGTAAAGACCTGTTCAACAAGTTTAACGTAGATACCAGTAAATACGAAGGCTTGTGCTGTGCAATTATTAGTTTTGAGCAGGATAAGAACCAAAGTGTTTGGCGGGGTGAACCTGAAATTACTGCTCGTATTCGTGGTAAGCGTTGTTACGACTGGCGTACAGACACAGTGGGCTATTCGGAAAACCCTGCTGTTCATATGGTTGATTATGCCAAAAGCGAAATCTACTCCGTAGGTCTTAAAGACGAAGATATCAATTACGAGTATTTTACCCAAGTCGCTAACCTTTGTGATACGGAGAAAGACGGCAATACTGTGACCACAAGTCGCGGGTATTTTGACGAAGAAACTAAACAATGGGTTGAGCTTGGCACTGTTACAACTGTTGAGAAGTTTAAGCTGTTTACCAACAATACCATCATAGACACGGACGAAGAGGTTTTTGCTAACCTTAAGGAAATGGCAGAGTCGTTCCGTGGGTATTTTCCTGAGCCTGACGGTCGCTTGGCAATTGCAAGTGAGGACGTTGCACAGCCTGTATTCCACTTTAATAGGAATAACACGGTTACTAATATAACACGTACTCAGCCCGATACTTCCGATTTTTATAACAGGGTAATAGTGCGCTTTCCTAACAAGCTCAATAAGTACGAATTCGATGAGGTGTTTTACCCCGCTGATGACGACCCGTTATACCAAGAATGGCTTGAAGCTGACAACTTCCTTAAGCTGGAACATACAATTACCGTTGAGCATTGTGTATATACTGCTGAAGCGTTACAGCTTGCTGAAGTAGCGGTAAAAGCTAGCCGCAACGGTGAGCAAATTCAGTTTTCAGGTACGTTGGAAGCGGCTGAGCTTGACGTAGGGGATGTATTTAGCATCGAGGACGAAATACGCGGATGGGTTGCGCGCGAGTACAGAATTTCAAAGGTTGGTTATCGCGAAGACGGCTTAATAGATATTACGGGTATACTTCATAACAATACAATTTACCCATGGCAAAGTAAAACGTATCAGGAGCGCATTGGTGGAACTTATTTAGGCGATCCTACCAACATAGACGCGCCCGAAAACCTTGTCTTTAAACCTGACCCAACTTTAGCTAATACGGGTACGCTCACATGGAATCACGAAGCTGATGCTTTTGTGCGTGGTTTCCGTGTGCTTATTACTAGCGGTGATGATACAGTTCTAGACGCTAATACGCTGTCAGCTAGCTTTGTAATCCCACTATTAGACGCTGGAAATTACATTGTTAGCGTTTTCGCTAAGAGTACGCTTAACACGTTGTCACCTCCTGCTGTATACGACATGTACTTAGACGCTCCGGTTATACCTAGCGACATTATTTTAACCCCGAGCAACTGGTCAATTGAGGCTGAGCCCACATTTAACAGCGGGTTTATCCCTTTGGGTACACAGTTTGAATTCGACATTGCTTTAGCTAGCAACACTGAACACACACCACAGGCTCGTGCTAGGGGCACAAACTACACAGCGACAGGATTATTGCCTGACACCGACTATCGCTTGTACGCTCGTACTGTTAACGCATACGGTGAGTCTGGCTGGTTTGCTAAGGTTACTAAAACAACCCAAGAGTCTGGCCTGCTAGACCCGTTCCTAGACCCTGTAAAGGAGCGTATCGACAACGCGCAAGACGCTATTGATAATTTAGGTGTGGTCACTAGCGACTTATTAGCTCAAGATGTTGTGTTAAGTGAAAAAATTGACAATATTGAGCTAGATGCGGATGAAATTAAACTTAATGTTGATCGTATAGAAACTGATCTAGATGATTTTACCTTCCGTGTTAACATGAACGACTATGACGCTGAACAAAGCGAGCTTGAGCTTCTTACTGCTTTGGCGCAAACCACAGCAAGCCGTGAGGTTCTAAGGCAGCGTGTTGAAGAGGATAGACGTTTAATAGATGCGGCTGTTGAAGTAGATCCTAGTAATGGTGTTGTTACTGTACGCGCCTACAAGTACGCGGATGAATTGTTTAACCAAGCTCAGTTACAGGTAGACGGTGCAAATGCACGTATAACTGCTAATGTTGAAAGCATTGGTCTACTTGATGACGAACTTAAAGTATTGAGCGCAGAACTAGCACTTGTGCCTGGGCAAATTAACGCAATAGCGACAAGCATTGTTTCCGAATCCATTGCAGCACTAGAGCCTGCTTACTCGTTTAACTTTTTTGATAACGCTCAGGGTTGGGTTGCAGTTAACGGAACACTAACCGCAACACCTAATCAAATATCTTTGCTTACAGGGGATATTGAAAATACATCTTTAAATTATGAAGCAAGCGATAACAACGCTTTCAGAATTACAATAGAGCGTACTGGTGGTACAGGTTGGAAGGGTGACGCTATTATTACCCGTTCAGATAATACAACCGAAACTTTTGCGGGTATTATTGAGGACATACCCCAAGGCGGAGAAATTGTCCGAACTGTTGATTTTAGAGGTATTAGTCGATACAACGGTACTATAACAGGTGTTCGTATAGTTCTTGGTGAAACGACCGATGACACATTCACAGTTAAATCTATTGTAATAGGTAAACCCGACGCAGCAACACTAGAGCTTGAAAATATGACTGCTCGTGTTACTAAAGCTGAGTTAGATATTAACGCTAACAGTGCATCTATAAGTCAAAAGGTAAACGTTACTGATTATGACGCTAACACTGTAACATTTAGTAATGTTGAAACTACTGTAAACGGCCTAGACAGCATTATAGATTTGAAAGCTACGCGGAACGAAATAATCAGTAACGGTACTGTGGCCAAAGCGAATCAAGCTGGTGTTGAAATTAACGCACTAGATGGAAGAGTGACCACATTAGCGTCTACCGTTACGCAGAACCAACAAGATAACGAAGCTGAGTTTACGGCTGTTAAGAGCGAAATAGACACAATAGAAGGTACAGTTACAAGCAGGACTTTTGATTTGCTTACGGAGTGGGACGAGCGTGAAGAAACGGACTTCAGTACCTTGTTTGGCGAAATTGATTTTACCAGTGAAAAGGCTAAAGAGTTACTTCGCGATGCTAACTTTGCGGATGCGATATTCCAGCTTAAAACCGATGTGTCTCCACAAGGTGCGTTGGCGCAAAGTATAACTGAGCTGGAAGCTGTTGTTATACGCAACGGACAAAGCATTGTTTCTAATGCCCAGCAGATTATACAAGTCAAAAGTGATATTGAAGGTAACACGGCAGCAATAAGCCAAACCGCTTTAGACGTTAGCAAGCTTGAAGGGGAACTTGCTGCTTCAGTTACAAGGCTGGACAAAGTTGAGCTTGACGCAGAAGATAACGCGCAAGCGGTGTCCAGTGTTACCGCTAAAGTGGATAATGCAAATACAGGTTTAAGCGCCGCTTTCACGTTAGCTCAGCAAGCCAAGAGTCAGTCTGATGGTAACAGTAGTTCCATAACAACAATTGAAAACGATGTTAGCAGTTTAAGCGGGGACGTTACTGCTGCAAGTCAACTGGCGCAAAGCGCTAAGACTGAAGCAAGTGGTAATACTTCAGCTTTAAATAGTTTAACTAACAGGGTTACAAATACTGAACAAGGTGTCACAGCGGCTAACAGCTTAGCGCAAAGCGCCAAAAATGAAGCGAGCGGTAATACATCAGCTGTAAACGAATTACAAGCGAAAGTAGACAATCCCTCAACGGGTTTGAGCGCGACTGCAACCATAGCACAGCAAGCGAAGACAAACTCAAATAATAACCACACAGCAATCACTAACATACAAAGTGAAATTAACGACCCTGATACAGGTCTAAGCGCGACCGCAACACTTGCGCAGCAAGCTAAGAGCGAAGCAAGTGGTAACACTTCTTCTGTTAACCAGTTAACCGCTAAGGTCAATAATAGCACGACAGGTTTAAGTGCAACTAACACGCTCGCTCAGCAAGCTAAAAACCAAGCTAACGGTAACACTAGCTCAATAAGCTCGCTTACTTCACGTGTTGAAGATAATGAACAGTTCGCAAGCGCACAGTTAACACTTAACGCACAATATAACTCTGAACTTGATGAGCTGATAGGACGTGCGTTCTTGGGTGTAGATAGTAACGGTCGCGTTACGGGCATTAGTATTAATGGGGGCCCTGCTACATCGACAATTGACCTCTTAGCTAGCAAGGTTCGCTTTATTAATCCTGATAATGGACAAGTGGGCTTACAATGGAGCAATACTCTAAAAGAGCTAACATTCGACGGTCACTTAAACGGTGCTAGCGGTACGTTTACAGGCAACCTAACAGCCGCAGGAGGTACTTTCACAGGGACGCTTCTTGCTGCGGGCGGCACGTTTACAGGTGAGCTACGCGCCGCTAAGGGGACATTTGAGGGTGATTTGCAAGGTAATACAATAACGGGAGCTTCAATTGCAGGAGGTAGAGTTGCAACCACTCATTCAGCTAGCGAATCCCGTGCTATTCTGGAAGACGACGGAACTTATATGCTATGGATTGGTGAAGGGGCTAAGAATGATGCTAACGGTACTTTTTGGATTAAAAAGGATGGTACGGGCTATATAAAAGGTAGTTTCTTTGAAGGGGGCATTATTGAAAGTAAGTCAGCGACAGGGGTAAACTCTGCTTCTGTTAGCCATAAAAGTGCAGGAAAAAACGTTAATATTACTGTCGGGTCTTCAGGAAGCGCTTTTGCCAGCACAACTAATGCGCCATCAAGTCCTTTGGGAATATCTTATTATACAATAAACTACACAGTGAAACGAGGGAATACGGTACTAGAAAGCGGTAAAATTAATGTTACACGGGATGTAGTTTATGAGGAAAATGAGTTCTTAACTACAGATTACTATGCCTTTAGTTCGTCCTTAATCGACACCGATACTAATAGTGCGACTTATCCCTACACTATTGAAATAGGTACTTTAAACTTATCAAATAGAAATCAGAAATGCTCTATAAATACTTTTGAAAATATACTGGGTAATTAATTAATTATGAAGAAAATGCTTATTGTGGCCACAACACTATTAACTATGGGTTGTCAAAGTACGGGTATGCAATCCAGCATACCCGTTGTCGAGGAATTCAACCGTGAAGGTCAGCAACTAGAACTTTATGTGCATACGTACAAAAATGAATACAAGCTTAACAAGGCCGTTCCAAACCCTGCAAAGGGTTTAAACGGTCAAGCTGTCTATTCACATCAAGATAACCGCTGTGACCTACACGTTAAAAAGTCTAGTGAGCTTAAGCTTGACGACGACTATGCTAAAAACTTAGGGCATGAGCTTATGCACTGTCTTTATGGCGATTATCACCAGCACTTTTAATTGGATTACCTAATAAATAAGAACTTGTCTATCTTTTACCCGTTGTCGTAAACTTAGTAAGTTCATTAAACCGGAGCTAAGTTATGGCACAATTTTGGAAAGCGTCAAGCGTAACTGTCAATAACGGGAGCAAAATTGTCACCGTTAATACAGGCGACGACGTTGCAAATATAATTACGAATTCGATGTTGCAAATTAGCAATTTCCAATACGTAGAAGTAAAAACTGTTAACACTGTTAACCAGACAATCGAGTTGTTCTTTGATTGGGACAAAGGTAACGTAAGCGCTCAGCCTGCTATTGCAGCACCTAACAGGGCAGCAATTAAAGAAGCTGTTGAGGAATTGCGTGCTTTACGACAGACTTATGAAGGCCTTGCTAGTGACGTAAGTGTTGCAGCTACCGCAGACAGCGTACCCCGTCGCGATAGTAATGGCCGTATTAAAGCTTCTGCTGGTGTAGATCCTAATGATGTTGTAATACAAAGCCAAATAGGAACTGCTGCGAATCATGGGGTAATCACATCTCCTAAAGACACCACAGACGGTAGGGTTATACTTTCTAATGAAACGAACGGGTATTTTGGGTTGGGAGGTAGGAACGGCATCATTTGGAACGATTATGATGATTATGAAATACCCTGTGGGTTTTATAGTGTCCCAGCCAGAGCCAGTGGGACGTTCCCCTCCCCTACCGATACCGCCGGACAAATACTTGTGTTTAAAAGATTCGGTGGTTCTAGTGCGCAAATTGCGCAAATATTTGTCCCAGATAACAATCAAGAAATATATTGGCGTAATGCTTACGGTGGTGGCTGGCAAACTTGGAAAACTTTTTACCACAGCGGCAATTCCGTTAACCCTTTAGATCATGGTATAAGTAGAATAGTTAGTGGGGTTCTATACCCAGTAGATGATTTAGATTCAGCAAGCTGCCCAACGGGCTTTTACACTGTTACTAACAATATCCCGCAAAATGGTACTAGACCAGCAGGGCTAGGTATCTACGGTTATATAGAAGTTATTCGTTATGATAACGGAGCTATTAAACAGGAGTATACTGATGTATCGGGGCGTAAAGCATTTCGTGTTATAAAAAATGGTGTCTCAGAAAACTGGCAGCTTTACTACCACAGCGGCAACACTAACTTCAATGAGTTTGGTGGGATTGCGACAGACGACCTTATAATGAAAGGTTTTGCGGCATCTAGTAATGTAATCGTGATGTATGCACCTTTAAATTCAAAAGTATCTCCTACTTCTATCTCAGTAGAGGGTACTTTTAGATTGCCTTCTTTTACGGGCAACTTGGCTACAGGCATCTCTGGAACAGATATGGTACTCCAAAGCACTAAAAGCACCAATAAATGGTTAGTGATAGATATTACAGGTTTATCAGGGTTAAGTGTGGGAACTCCTGTAGAGCTTAGATCTGAATCAGCTACCTCCAAAATTACAGTAAACTTCTAAGGAAGCATAACAATGTTAAAATTTATAAACGAAAATGACTTCTTAAAAGAAGGAATTACATTTGAGCAGATTGCTTTAGGTGTGGTCAAATGGCAATACCCCGAAGGTGAAAAAATGCATAACGGCATCATTTTTGAGGGTTTTAAACGTACAGCTCAAGTCCAAAGCGGAACTGAGCAAGTACAAGTCGGGGAACAGGATGTAAACTTGGGTACTGACAAAAATCCTAAATTTGAAACCGTACCAGTATTTGAAGACCTACCGAAAATGGAAACGGTAGAGATTGACATTTGGGAAAAACTTTTAGAGTTGGACGAGAAAAGCTTAATTAGTGTTAAGTGGATGAAAAAAGAAGACCATGACGCTATTGCACAGGAAGAGCAACGTGCAAGCTTTAAAAGTGAACGTCAGTACAAACTGGATAGAGCTGTTGTAACCACAACTAACGGTTTTAAGTTTGATGCAGACGAACGAAGTATTACCCGCATGTCTAATGCCATTAGTGCAGCTGAGCGTGCAGGTCGTACTGACGTTCGTTGGTCGCTTGCTGATACCGCTACGGGGGTAATGACAGATATTACGCTTCAGGACTTGCAGGAAGCGCACACATTAGCTGTTGAAAACATGGAAAGTATTTGGGAAGTGTAACTAGCTAAAAGGGGCTTAATGCCCCTTTTTGCAATCTCTTTCGTAAGTACCCTTGTAATCAGGCCAACCGTATTCCCCGTTGGATTCTTTAAACGTATCCACCATATCGCA